AGATGAAAGATCTCACTGAATTGAGAAAGGAGTCGTCATGGTGACCGAACTGAAGAAGCAGGAAGAGGAGCCCGAGGGCAAAGTCGACGTCGAGGAGGGATCTGCCGAGGAGAAGCTGGTCTTCCACCGCCAGCGAGCGGACAGGTATCTGGCGCTGGGCTCGACCCGCCTGGCCAAACACCATACCGAGATGGCTCAGAAGTTTGAGGGCGAGATTGCGGCCAGGCAGGATTTGACGAAGGGTGGACCTGGGTCAGGTCCTCATCCGGGTGGCGGTCGTGTTGAGTCTGCTGCTGATACAACGGCAAAAGATAAACTTCGTTCTGGAGACACAGCCGGATTTCATGAAATTAAAGCCAAGGAAAAAGAGGGGGAGGCAAAATTTCACCGATCAGAATCAGCTCGACTCAGAGCACAAATCGAACGTCAAGGCGACACATCAACTAAACAATTTGCCAAGACCGCTGAGGAACATGATAAAGCAGCTGCACAACGAGAGAAAGAAGTGGCTGCTCACCGAAGTATAGTTGATCAAGCCCGAGCCAAGAAATCTGAATCCTCCGACCTCCACGAGCACGACCAGATGTTTGCCGGCCACCAGCCCCTGCCCGAAGCCTCGGCCCAGTGCGGCGCGACCCACGGGGACTTTCCCGCTGCTGTTCCCCTGGCGCAGACGTTTCACGATCTCGCCCCGGCCGTCCAGGCTTCCGATCACTCCTCGATGTTTACCGGCATCAGACTCGCTCCCGAGACGAACGTCTTCAAGGGGCTGATCATGAAGGGCGGGCCAGGCTCGGGAAACTTCGGACATGAAGGCAGGCCAGGCGAACAGGGCGGATCGGGAGGAGGAGAAGGCAGTTCTGGTGATGGAGATAAAAAGGAAGGTGATACTGCACGCGGTCCAGCTTTGACTGAGGCGGGCTACAAGCAGCGCAGTGTTCCTGCTCGCCCGGATATGGCTTATTATGACAAGCCGGGGCAAATGGAATATCGTGGTAAGACCGTTAGTGGGATGCATCAAATTTCAGTTGATAAAGAGACAGGCAATTGGAATCATGACTTTAAGATAAAAACATCCAATCCAGACTCAACTGCCGTTGGCAGCAGTACTTCATATCTTCGAACGGTTTCGGTATCGAGTGGAAAAGGGGGTGACAAGAGTCTTCAATGGTATCTATCCACAAAGAAATCTGAATCCTCCGACCTCTACAAGGATGACTTCTACCTCCCTCCTGGTGTTGACGTAATTCCTGCTACTGCGGATTTAGCGTCACTGATCCCCGAAGGTAAAGCTGAGACGGATATGTCCGAAGCCGCCCTCTCCACGCAGGGCAACTCGGGCAAGACGGGTGAGGTCATCGTGACTACACAGGAGTTGACGGACAAGAACATCCTCGACACCGCTCCCGCGGAAGAAGTCTTCACTTCACCTGAAAAGCCCCGCCTGTTCAAGACCAAGAACGACGGCGTGATTCAGACCTACCGGATTCCGACGGGCTTCGTCGTCGAGTACAAGGACAAGCTCGGCGCCAGGTTGGAGCACCACGAGTTCTCCACCGATCGCTCGGCGCGGGACACAGCGATCTATCTGGTGGCAAAGAAATAACGAAATGAAACTCTTCGGACTTTGGATAACGACCGACGCGCTGCAGCGCAGGCTGATCCGCGCCGTCAGGCATGAAGTCGAGATACGGACCATCAAGACTTGCGCTGATCACGTCCGGCAGATCTATGAAGACAATCACCTTGCTGGCCACCACAACATCGACAAGCGGATGGCCTTGCAGGTCGCCGAGGCATCGCTGAAACAGCTGTACAAAGACACGCAGGATCAATTCACACCACCACGGGAACCTGTAATTCAAGAATGATCATGGAATCTGAAAAAGTACCCGTAGTCCAACAGCATGATTGGGCTTGGGCGATCACTGATGAGCAGAAGCGCCCGGATGGTATGTTGCGCATCCGGTGTCAGACGGATGGATTGATCTTGGTGATACCGGTCGAGGAGATAAAACGCATGGAGCGGATTTATAAATCGCTTTGGATGAGAAGGAACTGACCCGATGGCTGCCAGCATCAACACCAATCTGGTTCGTAGAACGGACATGTCGGAGATCGCCAAGAATCCAGGAGCATATCTGACCGCCCGCAGTCAGTCCTTGGCGGGTCAGGCCGCGCAAGCCCTCGGTGGTTTCTCGACGGGCTTCATGCCTCCGGGTGAGCCGTTGGCGCCTTACGAGCGGGACATGGCGAACACCCGCAAGTGGGATTATCCATCGTCGTACAACATCCAGTTCATGCCACGGGCCGGACTGACGGGCTTCGACGTTCTTCAGGCGATGGCTGCTTGGGATCCGGTCAGGTATTGCATCGAGGCGAAGAAGAACAAGATCAGAGGACGTGAATGGGCCATCGTGCCGATCGAGGCAGAACGCGACAAGATCGACAAGTATCAGGACAAGATGGAGGCGTTGACTAAATATTGGATGAAGCCGAACGGCAGGGATTCGTTCGCTATCTGGATCGCGGCGTTTCTTGAAGACTCGTATCTATACGACGCGGCGACGATCGCCCGCTGGCCGACCCGGGATGGCAAAGGTGTTGCCGCGCACGAGGTCTTGTCGGGGAGGACGATCAAACCGCTGATCGACGTCACTGGTCGCCCGCCCGCTCCACCCTACCCGGCGTTTCAGCAGATCATAAAAGGTGTTGTCTATGAGGGCTTCACCCAGGATCAGATTTTGTACTGCGTTCGGAATCCGTCGAACGACAGTCCATACGGCATGTCTGAAGTCGAGTGGCTGCTGCTGAACATAAACATAGCTCTTCGTCGGGACATCTATGATTTGAACTACTTCACACAGGGAAATGTACCGGCTGGTTTCGCCACGTTGCCGAAGGAATGGTCGATGACGCAGATCATGGAATTCACGGACAAGTTCAATGCTTCGATCGTGGGTGATCCGAATCTTCGCAACCGCCTTCACTTCATGCCCGACGGGTTCAAGCTGGAGCGAATGATCGAGCGTGACATGTCGATCAAGGTCACGAAGATATCCGAGTTCATCGTCCGTAGGTGTTGTGCCATCTTTCACACCAGCCCCACTCCGTACGTGTCACAGATGAACCGGTCCACGGCGGAGACAGCCGACACGGCGGAAGACGAAGCCACAGAACCACTCTGGAACTTCATCGAGGATATCATAACGAACGAAATTCAGACCGTTCAGGGCATGCCACAGCTTAGGTTTATATTCACTGAAGAGCGGACGACGGACGAGAAGGCACAGGCCGAGAAGGATGTCATGCTCGTCAAGAGCGGCATCATTTCCATCGATGAGGCCCGGATGAACGCCGGCAAGAAGCCCATCGGGATCCCGAATGGTATCATGTCGCCGACTGGCTTCATACCGATCGAGGGCGAGGCGAAGGATTATCAACAGCAGTACAAGAGTTATTTCGAGAAGCACCCGAATCAGGATACTCAGACCGAGACCACCGCAGCAGCCACCGCATCAATGCAAAATCCAACCTTGCCCGAAACGCCGCTTAGTACTAAACCGGTCGTGCCACCCGCAATAGGTGTCAAGGCCGCGCCGCAATTAAAACCTGTCGTTAAGCCAGTGGCCGGCGGTAAGGCAGGCCCCCCGGCCACGAAGCCCGAGTCCAAGGCTTTGGCTGCAAAGACAAAAGTCGAAAAAGGTGACGGCACCGAGGGTGGTTGGTACGGAGTTGATCTGGATGGCACGCTGGCCGAGCATACGAAAGACAAATCGGTCATAGGTGATCCGGTACCGAAGATGGTCGAGCGGGTCCAGCAGTGGCTTGGCGAGGGCAAGGAAGTCCGCATCCTGACGGCCAGAGTCAGCAGCCCGGATTCGGCGCAGAACTGGCAGACAGAGAAACTGATCCGTGACTGGTGCCTGGAGCATATCGGCGTAGCGTTACCGATAACGAACGTAAAAGACCGGGACATGGTTGAGCTTTGGGATGACCGTGCAGTTGGTGTCGTCCGTGATACCGGAGAAGAGAAGCTGGCGAAGGTAGACGAGCTGTTCTCCGAGGTTGAATATGATTGTGATAGCGTGGACATAAATAAGTGCGACGTTGAGCTTCAGACGTGGCGCAAGTTTGTCCGCAACCGGATCAAGCAGGGAAAGCTGCTGCGCAAGTTTGAGACGAAAGAGATTCCTTTAGATACGGCGCGGGAGATCCAGGAGCAGTTGGAAGCTATCGAGAAGGGTGAAGATATTAAAAAAGTCACCTACCCCAAGAAAGATCCCAAGCTGGAAATTATACGTAAGCGGTCTGAAGAGCGGATGAAGGAAATCTTCGCCCGCATGTTCGCCGAGCAGGCTCAGGTGGTTATCAGTACGGTCAAGTCCAGGGTGCCGAATGTCTGAATTGTCCCAAGACGAGATCCATGCCATTATCAATGACATCGACTTGGATAAGATAAGCCAGAAGTATGCGCCGCAGATAGCTGACCTCTGGCGTGACGTAGTTGCTGCAGGTGGCTCGGCTGCACTAGGTACGATCTTGCCTGAGGACAACTTCGACATCCGTGACGTGAACACCGAGGACTTCATCCGCAGTCGACGGCTGGGCGAGAAGATAGTCCGAGACCTGGATGACTTCTCCAAGCAGCTGGTGAATGGAATAGATAACACCACCCGGACGCGGCTGCTGGGGGTCTTCAACCAGGCGCTGGCGGATAAGTCTGGTCTGCAAGGAATTACGGAAGGGCTAAAAGATACGTTCTCGGGTATGGAAGATTGGCGTGCGAAGATGATCGCGCGTACCGAGACTGGCTACGCACTTCAATGGGGGCAGGTTGAGGGATACGCTCAGGCGGGTCTACAAGCGGTAATGGTATCGGACGGTGACGGTGATGAGGACTGTGCTGCGGTGGATGGTTTGATCATCAGTCTGGAAGTGGCGCGGCAGTATCCACTCTCACACCCAAATTGTGTACGTAGCTTCCTTCCGATGCCCGGTGACTTCGGGCCGGATGACTTGGACGACGATGAGTTCCTAGCTGCGGTAGAGAAGGTTGAGACTGCCATACTTCAGAAGCTGGAGAAGTCTAATCCGGAGGGTATTAACCAGTATACGTATGGTGGTGGCCACGGAGAAGAAGACGAGCTGATCTCGGACGAGGCTAAGCAGGCACTCAGAGATTTGAAGACTGGCAAGAAGATCATTTTTAATTCCGAGAACCACACCGACATCCCTCCCGTAAAGGGGTGGAAGCACGCAGTATCCATACTGCGTAAGAAGGGGTTGGTGCCGGAATACAGTATGCACCTCGGGCCGGGACCGAAGCGGTGGTTCATATACACGGTTCGGATGAAGTCTGCTCTAGCGAAGAGGTTTGATGAGAACCAGGAGCGGGACGAGAGCGGCCGGTGGGTATCCGAAGGTGGTGGCCAGAATGCCATCTATGATAAGGAAAGCAAGACCTGGAAGCAGAAGAGCGGAAAGGATCTGCCGGAGCACTTTCAGCACATACGAATCCCTCCGGGTTGGAAGAACGTACGATATAGTGAAGATCCCAATGATGACATCCATGCTGTTGGAGATGACAGCAAGGGCCGTCAGCAAACCATATATAGCAAGCCCTGGAAAGAGCAACAGGCGACGGCAAAGTTTGCCCGTATAGAGGAGCTCGACAAGGAAGAAGGGCGAATCTCGTCAGACGTCAACCGGGACATACAGTTCGGTCGTAATAAGGAAGAGGCCTGCGCACTTCGTTTAATTATGAGAACCGGCCTTCGTCCTGGAGGTGAGAACGATACTGGTGGTGCGGTAAAGGCCTACGGGGCCACGACGCTTATGGGAAAGCACGTGGTTGGTGACAGTCCCAATAATGTGCGGCTGGTGTTTGTCGGTAAGAAGGGTGTTGCGCTGGATATTCCGGTAAACGACCGCGCGGTAGCCAGGGATCTCTTGGCTAGGCGGGATGCTGCGGGCCCGAGTGGACGAATATTCAACACGACAGCCGGGAAGGTACTCGACTATACGCACGTGCAGGATCATGGTGGATTTCAGACGAAGGACTTTAGGACCTTACTCGGCACACGTACGGCTCAGGAGGTGGTTGCCAGGATGCCTGCTCCGTCTGACGAGAAGACATACAAGCTGGCCGTAAAGGATGTGGCGAAAGCGGTCTCTGCCAAGCTGGGGAATACACCGACTGTAGCTCTTCAGTCCTATATACACCCGGTAGTATTTTCGAAGTGGCTCATAGGTGCTCATATTGGCAAGTTTGAGAATACTGATTTGGAGAAGGACTGGAACGAAGAAGACCACCCGCGTGGAGAGGACGGGAAGTTTATCGGAGGCGGAAGTGGGGTGCCCAAGCATCAGAGAGATATGCGATTCCCGACCAAGTACGGTCCGGGTACGAAATATCTGGATAAGGGTAGATATTGTGAGACTGACGCTGCCAGGATAGAGAAGGGCGTGCCAGAAGACGTGTTACGTCGCGATCTGAATGAGGATGGCAACCCTGTAGATATCTTTACGGCTATTGCTGGGCCTACGGAAGTAGACACACCTGAAGGTATTGTAGTGAATGATTACGGTGAACGTAGAGGGCTGTGCTATGAGATGGCTGCAAAGTTTGTAACCGACAACCCGGACTGGAAAGTGGTTCACGCTACGTTATACCCTCAGATTGGCAATTTTGAGAATTCTGTTTACTTTCACGGTTTCGCTGAGAAGGATAACGTAGTCTTTGATCCGGTATTTAATAAGTTTTATGACAAGGGTGCGTATTACAAGTATTATGCCATAACGGATGCTCGGTCATTCTCAGTCGCGCAAGTATATAAGCAGATGTCAAAGACTAGAAGATGGGGTGCGTGGGATGCCAGCTGATACTTTTACAGTAGTATCACTATCTGGCAGGCCCGTGGATGAGGCGACCCTTGCCAGGCTTAGGAAGCAGCTGGGTGAAGAGAAGGTTGAGAAGTCTGCCATAGCTTTCCCACAAGCTACGTTTATCGGAGCTGACGAGCCGGAAGATTGGCGTGCTATTCTTGCCGATGAGCCCGATGACGACGAAGAGCTGGACGTGACACCACCGGAAGTGGTTGCCATGCTCGGCTTCGACCCGCTGGAGTTTTCTGAAGAGCCTGTAAAGAAGTTCAACGACGTGCATGACGAGCGAGGCCGCTTTGCCAGTAGTAGTGGATCTGGAGAATTTATTGGAGAGGGTGATATCCCAAGTTCAAGTGATATAGATAATTGGAAGAAGCTGGATGATAACTATATCCGTCAGATGGCCGTCGGCAGTCCAGCATCTGACCGAGCAGTATGGCTAAAGCAGCAGGTTGAGAAGGATCTCCAGGATCGGCTATCGAAGCTCAGTCTAGAAGACAGGGCTGCGTATGATGCGTTTACGAAGGTATTTACACTTCGCGCAGATGATTATCCAGTACCACTTTCACCAGAAGAACAACTTGTTCACTCATGGGCAAGTACTTCACTGGATAATAATCCGACGGCTATGGTTCTTCAGGCTGCAGCTAAGAAGGAGTTTAATCTTACTGGTGCTACACTAGACCACGCTGGTGAGCATATTAGTGAACAGTATGGAGAGTGGGTTGTTAAGCCAGAAGCCGATCTTCAGATGAAAGGGGCACGCGTATTTCTTCGCACGATGTATAACCAGACGCAAGACTTTTATGCGAAGAACGGAGTTACTGAAGTCACCGTATTTCGTGGACTTGGACTACCACAAGAATCTGTAACGGCAGAGATGCGAAGTGCCCTAGATTCTGAGCGGGTAGCTGTCAAGACGCTGACGCTTCGTATGCAACCAATGTCGTCATTCTCTACGAATGTTAATACGGCGGCTAATTTTGTTGGCAGTAAGGACGATATGTACCCGATGATACTTGCCGCCAAGATTCCGGTCAGTAAGATTATCGCCACTCCGAGAACCGGATTTGGTTGTGTAAACGAATCAGAGGTAGTCGTACTCGGAGGCGTTACTAAAATGCACGCCGTATTCTCATATAACCAGGAGAACTTTTTTGACGATACAGAGAGTATGGATCCGAAGTACATCGTCCGTCGGTTGAAGGGAAACTGATGATCAACATAGATGCTCTGCCAGATAACCAAGACTGGCTGAAGATGACGTGGGATCTCCCGCCTTATAAATCGGAAGCATTCCTGGCGGCCGTGAAAGATCTGGACGCATTCCGGAAACGGCCCGTTTACCGGTTTGCAGTCGGTTCTGGGCTGATAAAAGACGACAAATGGGTCGGACGAGACTAGCAAACGTGCAAAAACAGCTCGGAACTCGTCCTTACAGCTCGGTAGACGTTTTTGGGACGTACCCCCACGTGCTACTATTCGGATCGGTTTTCCGACCCGGCTCCGTCAGTTAAGCGTAAAATTAGGAGATTGGAAATGCCGTACCCTACGATCGAGTCTCTGCCGGATCCGGTCAAGCAGCTGCTCCCGAAAAAGCAGAGACAGTGGCGTGCCATATGGAATTCTGTTTTTAGTCGCTGTACGGATAAGGGGGGAGATCCGAAGAAGTGTGAAGGGCAGGCGTTTGCTCAGGCGTGGGGTGTCGTAGGAAAGAAACTGAAGATGTCCGAGGCGGAGATTACTAAGGCTATCGAAGAGTCAAAACTTCAGAAGTGGGATGAGTCCGAGCACCCACGTGCAGAGGAGGGTAGTTCTGACGGCGGACAGTTTGTTAGTTCAGAAGATAGCGGTAGTGGTGGTGGAGAAAAGACACCGTCTGTAAAAACTGGGGGACGAATCAGTATAAAGGACTATCCGGCCGATGCGAAGGAAATCACACCTGAGATGAGGATGGCTCAGGCGAAGTATTCCGACATACGCTCAAATATGAGTAAGAATCTGAGAGTCATCTCGGAAGATCGGGCCAAGCTCGTGCCGGTTGTCGGAAAGATGTCGGAAGAGAATGCGGGCAGGATTATCTTCAACGCGAACGAGCAGCTTCATAACTATACCGGATATCTGGCGGGAGATACTACGTTTCGGGCCCGGGACTATGTCGATCGCGTCGGTACCATATTGCGTGATCCGTCACTAAAGGACTTGGATGCCGGATCCGTAGACGCCATGATGCAGGACTCGGTTCAGAAGCTGGTATATCAAGAAGTCGAATCTAACCGCCAGCAGTTCACCGATCATGGTATCAGGCACCTGGTTGGTAATGCACTCAGGGCTGATGACATCATGGTGAAGATGTCTGACGGGCAGGTATCTGCAGAGGATCGGCTGGCTCAGCAATTCATAATGGTCAATCATGACATCGGCTATACGTCGCCGCTAGTGAGAGAGGGTGGCCTGCGTGGCATCATGGTATCGGGTGATCATAAGATTTTCAGTGCAGCCATAGCAGAAGAGCAACGGGCGCAGTGGAACGAGGGCAAGATATTCTCTAAAGCAAAGTACGATCAGATCTGTAACGTAATCAAAACACATGACGATACGACTATAGATTTCAAGGGAGATCTGCTTGGTACCTCGACCAGAGTATCTGATAACCTGTCGTTGTTCACTAGTGAGAAGCTGCCCGGGATGTTTCATTACGTCAAGGGCGGAGAGCTTCACCTGACTCAGATGGGGCAGGCTGCCGCGGAGAAGGACTTTGCCAAGTTCGATAAGCTCCGTGACGGTCTGAGCAAGAAGATCGACAGTTCTAATCTGAGTACGGCGCTGAAGCGGGACTTGAAAGCCTCCGTGAAAGAGTTGAACTATATGACGCCAAAGTTCACTCTCGGTGTCCTGGCTGGGCATGTGACCAAGATTGACAAAGAGGGTGACTTACTGGCGGTGACGATCAAGCATGATCCGTTCGACGCGTTTCTCCAGAAGCACTTCGATATGGGGCAGAATAAGACGGACAAGCTTTTGAAAGACTACGGGATCAAGGACTACACCAAGACTGAATATGATCTCGGTGGAAAGATGAAAATTCGAGTTACCGGTGTCAAACTCCGCAAGGACGAAGACACGGAGATCGGTAAGGACGCAATTATCAAATCAACCCAGGAGGGTCAGGAAATGCAAGTAGAAAAAGCAGCCACGGAGGGATCGGTGTTCTTGACCCTTCCCATCTCAAAGGTTGACCAGGAACGTCGAATGGTTTATGGAACCATGACTACGGAGGACCTCGACAAGCAGGGTGACATCGTCGACTACGACGCCGCCAAGAAGGCCGTCGAGATCTGGCCGAAGAACATCCGCGAGATGCATGACACGACCAAGGCCGTCGGATCTGCTGTTGAGATCATGCCGAATGACGCCCAACGCAAGATCGACATCGGCGTCTACATCTCGAAGGGGGCGCAGTCGACGTGGGAGAAATTGCTGGATGGGACGCTGAAGGGCTTTTCGATTGGTGTGCCCCACGGCAGGTATCGTCGTGAACCTTGCGAAGTTCAGAAGGGCGCCGAGCTTGTCAAGGCAAACCGTCTCTTCTGCGACACGTTCTCGGAGGCCTCACTGGTTGACAACCCAGCCAATGCCAAGGCAACGGTGTATCTGGTGAAGTCGGCCGATGGTGGCTTGGTGACCACGGAGGCTGTAGGGATCCTGGAGGCTCCTGAGATGACCCCTGCTTTCAAGAAAGCCGTCGAGGTCGGGCTGGCTCCGGCACCTCCGCTAGTCGAGAAGATCGAACCTGTGGCCGAGGTCGAGAAAGCTCTCCCGGCATTCATCCAGGACAAGATCGACGCGAAGAAAAAGAAGGAAGAGGCGGAAGCCACGGGCAAGAAGCCTGGCGAAGAGGGCAGCAAGGAAGAGGAGGCGAAGGAGAAACCGGAAGAGGAGGCGAAGGAAGACAAGAAGGAGAAGTCTGAATCCTCCGACGTCCGGAAGTTCACCGAGAAGGAATTCTCCGCCATCAACAAGCAGGGAGAGGATGTGCCCTGGCCCACCGAATCATCTCCGGCTTTGTCCGAAGGTGGTGAGATCCGATTCATCCCGAAGTCCTTTGGTGAGGTTTGGGAAGAGACCGAAGAGGTCATCCTGTTTCCCATGTGGACTTCCACGCTCGCCCGCATCCTCCTGAACGCCCTCCAGTCGGAATCACTCACGGCCACCGAGAAGAAAGATCTCATGCAGAAGTCATGGGATGAGTTCTTGGTCGAAATCTCCGAGGAGCTGACCGAGGAAGGTGGAACGGTTCACGGTGCTGAAGAGAAGGTCGAGAAAGCAGAAGGAATTACCACCAACATAAACCTGACCGGGTATGATCAAGAGAAAGGCTCCAAGAAACTGACCCCGGACTTCTCGAACCTCACCGCAGAACAGAAGAAAAAGATGGAGGAAGAGACGGCCAAGAAGGTTGAAGGGACAGACCTGGAGAAGATAGGCCGCCGGAACAATGCTGCTGATCAGGCAAAGATCCAGGCCATGCACGACCACGCCTGTGATCTCGGGGCGGATTGTAAGGTACCTGAGAATCCCAAGCCCGTTCCTGCCGAAGAGAAGTTCGAGGCCGCCGTGATCGAGAAGATCACCGCCGCGGTCGTCGAGCGAATCGGCCAGATGGACATCACGAAAGCGGTCAGCGTGGACGTGAACAAGTTGCTGGCCTCGAGTTCTTACTTTCAGGATGCTGTGAAGACGGCCGTCGATGGTTCGGTCGAGAAGGTCACGAAAGAAGTCGAAGGCATCCAGGAAGATTTTGCAAGTTTGGAAGCAATCGTCACGGACGAGATCAAGTCTGTGTCGACCGATCTGAAAGCTGAAGTCACAAACGGAGTTACCAAAGTTGCAGAGATTACGTCAAAGCAAGAAGGTGACATCGCAAAGGTGACCGAAGCCGTGACTGGCGTCACGAAGAGGCTCGACGAACAAGCCCAACGCCTGGCTGTAGTGGAGAAAGCACCTGCATTGCCCATCGTGAAAGCGGTGGATCCAAGACAAGCGACGGTTCAAGGTGATGCAAGGGAACAGCCCGGAATCGATTCCGAGATCATCACGCTAACGAAGTTGGTGGATTCAACACAGGATCCGCTGACCAAGCAAGCGCTCGGACGTGAGCTGGCCCTCCGCATGATCAGGAAACGTCAATAGTAACCTCACACTGACTCTAACATAGGGTTGGAGGATTTGTATTTATGAACGAGAATTTAGTACCCTCATCCATCGGCACGATGGAGCAGTATCAGGCTGTGCTGAACCTCACGAAAGAGGCTTTCGGCAAGCCCATTTCGCTGTTGCCCCCGGAGATCATGAAGACCGGGTTGACGACCAGCTCGGGATTGACTGGGTACGATCTCAGTGGACCCTCGAAACATTTATACCCAGTAAACTAGAAAAGGGGATCAAATGCTGGGTCTAAACTCCGCTATTACGACGAAACTCTTTATTTATATCCTGTTCTGTCTAGGAATAGGTTATATTTGTAAAGACAACGCCGTGGAAAGATTGGTGGCAGCCGCCATCAAGAATCCCGAACGACTATACGCGGAGGAGAAAGTCAATGCGCAAGGGAAACAACAAACGTGGCGACAATATCAGCAAAGCTCTAAAGAAGTTGTACAACGGAACGCTACCCCCTCATCATTTAGCTGCTTTGAGGAAAGCACACAAGAATCCAATAACGAGGGAGCGCCACCGACAAGCCACGATCAGGCAACTTGCAAACAGTTCTCACAAGTCACAGTACTCTCCGATAGAGATTGCTCTTCAGAAAGTAATGAGACAAGCTGGGATCAGTTTTGTGTGTCAACAAAAGCTACTGGACAGATATGTAGTCGATTTCCTTGTTACTGGCAAAAAGTTGGTGATAGAAGCAGATGGTTGGACTCATCGATTGGCTGTCTCGAAACGAAAGGATCAAAATCGAGACAGAAATATGATGAAGGCTGGGTTCACAGTTCTTCGTCTTCGCGGTGCATCGATAATGGGAACTCCATTATTATGTGTAAAGAAGATTCAAGAACTTATGGACAAACTTCCCGGAGAAGTTCCGTCTGTTCAAACCGTAATCTGCAAAAGCCAGCGAGGTTCGAACAACCCTATGTGGGGTCACGCGCCTTGGAACAAGGGGATGTCTATAAAGACCAACAAAAAGTGGAAGCAGGCTTACGAGAAAAGTCGAGTTACATGCAAGATGATTGGACTCAGCGAAATCATGAAAGCTCGCTGGGTCAAATATCGAGCCAGATTCGACTGGAAGCAAATGATGAAGGATTACAAGCGTTTCCACTCTGTCAATATAGTAGCCAAGATGCACAGCGTTGGACGCCGACAGCTTCGAGAATATCTCAGAAGCAAAGGTGTTATCTTAGACGGACAAATTCGCGGTGCTGGACTTATTGCTTATTGGGCTCGAATGAAAGAAGTTCACAATCGGCCAGAAGTACGAGAACAGCGCTGCCGGGTTCACAATCGACCAGAAGTGAAAGAACGCCATCGTCAGGCTTCATTGAAACTATGGGCCGATCGTCGTCAAAGAAAACTTTCTTAAGACATAGTCTGAACTTGCAGGTGACTGCAAGAGGTGAGCAGAAATGTCTCATCCCTGACTCGCCGGAGTCAGAGCAACAAATTTGGTTATCCCCGCTCCGCAATCGTTTCGCCCGCAAGATGGGTGCGATCGGTTCGGCGGCGACTCACTGGAAGACGATCACGGGCATCAATACCGCCAACCTGAAGGCGTCCGTAGCCTTCGGAACCAGGAACACCGCGATCACCTACACCACGGGTGACAAGTCGGCTACCTACAAGTCGATCGGCATGGACGACGTCGTTCAGTTTGAAGCCTTTTGGCAGGGTCGCGGTTTTGAGGATCTCAGAGCCGTGTCCGCTCTCGCCACGCTTCAGGCGACGATGATCGGAGAGGAAGCACTCCTGCTCGGCGGCAACGCCAGTTCGACGGAAGGCATCGCGATGGACGGCACGACCACTTGTGCGCCGACCCTCGCCGTCTCCGCGACCGGTGGAGTTACAGCCGTCACCAACACCGTGAAGATCGTCCCGCTGAACCTGTTTGGCTATCTTGGCCGGACGGTGAGCAGCGCGGGCATCACCACGGCCATCCCGATCGCCAACGGGAAGGGTATTGCCGGCGTCACTGCCGACAGCACGAACGTCACCAACAAGCGGATCGTGGCGACCTGGACTGGCGTCAACGGTGCCGTGGCCTACGCGGTCTATGTCGGCATCGCGGCAGGTCCGTGGTATCTCCAGGACGTCGTCACCACCAATTCCTGGGACAGCGGCGCCTCTGCTGCTCTCACCGCAACGGGTCAGTCCTACGCCGCGTTGACCACTCCGGGAACAGATCTTTCGCAGGACGCGAACGACTTCTCCGGGATCATCACCCAGGCGTTCATGTCCGGTTCCGGTTCTTATCTGAAGAGCTTGGATGGAATTGCTCTCACGGCTGACAATGCGTGCGGGATCACCCAGCTCGACGCGATGTTGAAGTGGTTCTGGGACAACAAGAGGATCGGCCCGACCGTCATTCTCTTGAACGCTCAGGAAGCGCTCAACATCACCTCCAAGGTCGTCGGATCCACGGGGACCGGCGCCGGCTTCCGCATCGCGATGAACATGGGTGCGGATCAGAAGACGCTCACTGGCGGGTTTTATGTCACGGGGTGCAAGACAGGTGCCCCCTCCTTGAGAAATCAGGGATGCAAACACTCAGTAAATTCAGTTAATGCTGCGATGCAAAGACTGAGCCAAGCCCCATCAATGGGGAAGGTGCAACGACTTGAAACTGAGCATCCTGCATTGCCATTGGCAGCATAGGATGAAGGTAAAGTCTGAACTAACCCTAATTGAAGGGCAGAATGTGGCAGAAATGACCACATCCATAGGTTAAGAAAAAGAATGTCAAGGAAACCGGGATTTCACCATTCAAGAGCGACCAAGAAGAAGATGAGACTTGCGGCGTTAGGAAGAGTATTTACTCCGGAACATCGTAAGCATCTTTGTGAAGCTAAGGTCGGCTATGTTCATACTGATGAATGGCGGGCAGCAGTAAGCCGAGCATTGCGTGGTAAGAAACAATCAAAACGCCATATCGAAGCTCGACGAAAAGCATTGACCGGAATAGTGTACGGTGAAGATGCAAGACGAAAAAACTCTGAATGGCACAAGCAATGGTGGGCAAATCTCACTAAAGAACAAGCAGAAGCTGCCCATAAACAGAGAATGCTTAAATGGCACTCTGAATCATCATTGGAACGTAAAGTCCAAAGTGAATTGAAGAGTCGTCATATAAAGTTTTGCAAACACCAGTTCATTGCTGGTTATTTCCCGGATATTTATATTCCATCGATAAAGCTGGTTATTGAAGTCGATGGGGAGTATTGGCATTCCACGGCTACAGCGATAGCCAGAGACAGGCTAAAGGACAAGACGTATCGAGCAGCCGGTTACAAGGTTGTGCGGATGAAAGAGTGTGATGTAAAGAAGAACGTATCAGCCTTGGTTCAAAAAGTCTTAGACCTATGAGTAACAAAATCGACCTGAACAAGTTCACGTCCTCGCTGACGCCAGGCAGCCCGGACATCATCCCCTTCATGATCCACCCGTATCTCCCGCCCGGGATGATTATCGCCCTGTGCGAGCGGTTGCCGTATCCGAAGGCCGACGTCGATTCTGTGTTCGTCGTGCGGACCCTTCAGGAATACGCTGACTACGAGTGGGCGCTGGTGCAGAGACAGTATGAGCATGGGGTAAAAGAAATTGCCCCCTCCTTGAGAAATCAGGGATGCAAACACTCCGTAAATTCAGTCAACGCTGAGACGCGAAGACTGAGCCAAGCCCCTGCAAGGGGAAGGTGCAACGACTTGAAACGGAGCACCCCACTGCTGAAAGCAGCGTAAGGGTGAAGGTAAAGTCTGGTCTACCCCGAAATCAAGGGCAGAGCGCGGCAGAAATGACCGCGCCCATAGATCTTATGGATCTATTGGCAACAAATCACGATATGCTCATGAGGTACTAGAGTGCTACTTTACCGGTGGCATTGGGGTCATCTACAATATCCTCAATGGATAGAGTAGCCTGACCGTCTTTAGTTTATAATCATGGAAGCGGATAGCTCAATGGTCGCTCCGTTGGGCAACAAGGTCGGAAAACCTCACTGACTTTCCGCTTCCTGTTTTGAGGACAGAGCTGGAGGGGGCTCAATGAATATCATCTATAAAGTCACTAATACTATCAATGACAAAGCTTATGTGGGAAAGACAACCAAGTCCCTCGAACAACGTTGGAAAGAGCATTGTAATGCTGCCGAGCGAGGTGACCAAACTTACTTTTATAGTGCTGTTCGCAAGTACAGGCCTGAATCGTTCAAGGTCGAGATATTGGAAGTGATCAGAAGCGGGAATCACCTTGATCATGCTGAGCGGCACTGGATCAAACGGTTGAAAACCTATTTTTCTGAGTTCGGGTACAACCTGACTTTTGGTGGAGATGGTGGAAAGCTCAATGAGGTGTCTCGCAGAAAGCTGTCCTTGTCTCATCTCGGAAAGAGTCCTTCTTTGGAGACTCGCAGGAAGTTGTCCTTGGTTCAAAAGGGAAGAGTGATCTCTGAGGAAGCACGGCGGAAGATGCGTCGGGCTTGGGAGAAGCGGAGACTCATCCCCGTATCTCTGGAGACGCGCAGGAAACTTTCTCTGATATCAAAGGGACGACCACAATCTTTAGCGACTAGACTGAAAAAGTCATTGTCTTTGAAGGGTAGAACGTTTTCGGCTGAACGATGCCATAATATTTCTCTGGCTAGGAAGGGTCAGGTCCGATCTTTGGAATCCCGGCAGCAGCAATCTCTTGCACGGAAGGGAAAACCCTGGTCAGCAGCCAGGAGACTGACTTTTATTCGTAACGGTCTGGTATTTTCTTTAGAGCACCGCAATAAATTGTCTTTGGCTAGATTGGGTTGCAAGCATTCAGAAGAGTCCCGAAGGAAGATGTCTGAGGCGAAGAAAGGTAAACCCTGGTCTGTAGCTAGGCGATCGAGTTCACAGGAGCAAGCATGCACTACAAATTAAAAGCCCAGTTTGAAACCGGTACAACTTGCACGGGACATTCCGTACAAGATGGATGCGTGTATGTGGAATCAGAGCGGGATGTTCTCAGGCTGACAAAACCACCGCACAACTTCGTGCTTCTCGGGAGAGTCGTGCCCGCGGAAGATCCCGTTGCTGAAGTGAGTCAAGGAGAAGAGTCTATCAACGCGGGTGATACAGCAGCCGCTGCGATTGATCCCACGATAGCCAGCTTCGTGGCGAACAAAGTCAACAGCAAAGCCAAAAGGACAAAGAAGTAAATGGCAGTTTCCGTTAGTCCATCAATTTCGCCCTCGGTCTCTCCGTCTGTATCTCCTTCTGTCAGTCCGAGTATATCTCCGTCTGCCTCGATCAGTCCGTCGGCCAGCGTGAGTCCGTCCGTGTCACCTAGTGTGTCTCCGTCAAACTCACCGAGTATTTCTCAGTCTCTCAGCCCTTCGGCGAGTATCTCGCCTTCAGTAAGTCCGTCTGTAAGCCCCTCGGTCAGTCCGTCGGTTTCACCCAGTGTTAGCCCTTCCGTTAGTCCAAGCATGAGTCCGTCCGTTTCACCTTCATATAGTCCCAGCCCTTCGGTCAGTCCGAGTATTAGTCCTTCACGATCACCATCTGCTTCGGTCTCACCAAGTATTTCGCTATCCGTTTCTCCATCTTCGTCGGTTTCACCATCGGCCAGTATAAGTCCATCTCAGTCACCTTCGGTGAGTCCATCGGCTTCCTTGAGTCCGTCTGTCAGCCCGAGTACTTCACCTTCAATAAGCCCATCCATCAGTCCTTCGGTCAGCCCGTCGGTATCACCCTCGGTCAGTCCGTCGGTCAGCCCGAGCGCGTCGATCAGTCCCAGCATCAGTCCTTCAGTCAGTCTATCTGTTTCTCCATCGGCTTCCATCAGCCCTTCAGTCAGCCCGTCCGTGTCGCCGAGCGTGAGCCCTTCGGTTTCGCCATCGATCAGTCCAAGTGCATCGGCGTCACCCAGCGTTTCACCTTCGGTTTCGCCAAGCGCGTCACCCTCGGCTTCGGTCAGTCCAAGCGTCAGCCCCTCGGTCAGTCCAAGCGTCAGCCCCTCGGTCAGTTTAAGCATTTCACCTTCTGCAAGTATCAGCCCGAGCGTCAGTCCAAGTACCAGTCCATCTGTCTCTCTTTCTGTGAGTCCATCTGTATCTCCCAGCGCATCGGTCAGTCCCAGTGTCAGTCGATCCATCTCACCTTCGATCAGTCCGTCATCTTCCATCAGTCCATCAGTCAGTCCATCAGGTTCTCCGAGTGGTGGTTTTAGTGCATCTCCGTCGATCAGTCCATCAGCCAGTGTCAGTCCGTCGGTGAGTCCGTCTGTAAGTCCGTCCGTTTCTCCGTCAGTGAGCCCATCTGTATCTCCCAGCGCTTCAGTCAGTCCCTCGGAGAGTCCGTCACAAAGTCCAAGCGTGAGTCCGAGCGGATCGATCAGTCCCAGCGTGAGTCCTTCGAGGAGCCCCAGCGTATCTCCGTCGATCAGTCCTAGCATCAGTCCATCGGCTTCCATCAGTCCGTCGGTGTCTCCCAGTGAAAGTCCCAGTGCAAGCTTATCTGTTTCACCGTCGGTGAGTCCGTCTGTGTCGCCCTCGGTGAGTCCATCTGCATCACCTTCGATCAGTCCGAGTGTGAGTCCCAGCGTCAGTCCATCGATCAGCCCGAGCTTTTCGATCAGTCCATCGGTGTCGCCTTCTGTTTCACCTTCTGTATCACCTAGTATCAGTTTCAGCATCAGCCCAAGCGCTTCGGTCAGTCCCAGTGTCAGTCCGTCGGTGAGTCTAAGCATCAGTCCCAGTGCTTCGATCAGTCCCAGCGTGTCACCTTCAATCAGTCCGAGTCTGTCCGTCAGTCCGAGTGTCAGTCCAAGCGTATCTCCCAGTGTAAGCCGTTCGGCCAGTCCATCGGTCAGTCCATCGGTCAGTCCGAGCGTCAGTCCCAGTGTATCTCCGTCAGCTAGTCACTCGATCAGCCCGAGCTCTTCGATCAGTCCATCTCCTTCCGTTGGAGCTTCGGGATCATTGTCACCCAGCGCATCGGTGAGTCCGTCGGTTTCTCCGAGTGGCTCACCTTCAGTCAGCCCTTCGATCAGTCCGTCGATCCCACCAATTGAGTTCATGTATGTGACGTTCGCAGCATCTCATCCAAGCATCACGTTCACGGAGCGATATCAATGAAAGTGTCAGCAATAATACCGGCGCGGAATGAAATCTTTCTGGCAAAGACGATCGATGATTTGTTTGCCAAGGCCAAGGGTGAGTTGGAAGTCGTAGCTGTCCTGGATGGGTACTGGCCGGATCCGCCGTTGAAAGAAAGGCCAGGTCTTGTCATTCTCCATAAAGGTGAAGCTCAAGGGATGCGCGAAGCCGAGAATTCAGCGACGGCGATCGCCACGGGGGACTTTCTGTTGAAGTGTGACGCTCACTGTATGTTCGGCGAGGGATACGACGAGATCCTGAAAGCCGAGTGTGACTATGGTCAAGTTGTCGTACCACGCCGAGTCAGTTTGGAGCCGGAGAAATGGGAGATTGCAAACACGGGCAAGTCTCCCGTGGATGCACATTTTCTTTGTTGGCCGTGGGGCGGGCCGGATTCGCGCGGAGGATTCCATCAAGGACTTCACGGACAGGTGTGGAAGGAGCGGGCGTACAACAATCGAGACATCTTGTTTGATGACGAGATGTCCAGCCAGGGCAGTTGCTGGTTCATGCGGAAGAAGCATTTCATGGATCACCTCTTCCCGCTCGACACTATGTTGTACGGAAACTTCATTCAGGAGTTCCAAGAGATTGGCCTGAAGACATGGCTGGGCGGTGGGGCCTGCAAGATCCAGAAAAAGACTTGGTACGCGCATCTCCACAAGGGCAAGACGTACGGGCGCATGTGGCCTGCGAACAGGCGTGATTTCTCTGACGGTCTCATAAAATCGATGTACTACTGGATGAACAACCGCTGGGCGGAGCGGAAGTACGACATTACCTGGCTGGTTGAGAAGTTCTGGCCGGTTCCGACTTGGCCAGAGAATTGGCAGGAGCAACTGCCAGAGCTGTTGAAACAGGAGCCAAAATAACAACAAGGAGAGACGCGATGAACTTTATTGAAGCCTTAAAGATAGTGAAGAATGGCGGGCGCGTTGCTCGCCTGATCTGGGGGATTGAGGATTGGGTAGAGATGCATGAGAGTGTTCTCTGCCTCCGCAAGAGTGACAAACGGTATTACGCCTGGACAATAACGGCGAGTGATGTCGAGGCTGAGGACTGGGACGAAGTTCGCACAGGTACAGGAGACGAAGGATGAACGCGCTTGAACAGTTATTGAGCGAAAGGGGCCGGAGTGATCCGGCCCTGCCGTCTCCGATCATCATCCCCGGCATGAAGCGGAAGCATCTCGGGCACCTCTTCAGAGATTTTGGTTTCAAGCTCGGGGTCGAGGTCGGGGTCGAAGGTGGGTTGTACTCCGACGCGCTTTTGTCATGTAATCCCGGACTTTGCCTTTACGGAGTTGATGTTTGGACCGCCTACGAAGACTACCGTCAGCACGTCACGAAAGAAATCTACGATGGCTTCTATGAGAACGTGCTGAAGATTCAGGTGAAGCACGGATTGAATCGGTTTCGCTTGCTGAAGATGTGGAGCATGGATGCTATTCGCGAGTTTCTGCCAAATAGTCTTGACTTCGTTTACATCGATGGCAACCACAATTTTGACTTCGTCATGCAGGACATCATTGAGTGGTCGAAGCGGGTCAAGCCGGGTGGGATCGTTGCCGGACATGACTTCACCCGCAGGAATCTCCACGGTGAAGGGTGTGCTGTAGTTCCTGCCGTTCAGACCTACGTCGCTTGCCACGGGATCAAGCGGTGGTATCTGACGGAGTCTACTCGCTATGAACAGCTGCCATCTTTCTTCTGGGTGAAGCCTTGAACATCATTCGGTATTTGTCATTCGAGGTTGGGCGTGATTGCAACTTGGCCGAGATTCATAAAGACAAGTGCCCGATCGCCCACCCCGAGCGGTATCTCTTCTCGAAGTCGAAGGTAGAGATCACGGATGACCTGGTTGTGGATTTCTGGAAGTGGTGCCGATACGAAAAGAACTTCCGCGGCATAATTCTTTGGCACGGATATCTCGAACCGACGATGCACATCGCGCGGATTCGCAAGCTGATGAAGATGATCAAGTATTACGATCCGTTTCAGCCGTTCCAGATCACCACGAACACGATGAACATGCTTCTCACAGATTTCGACATCGTGAAGCGGTCAGACTACGGGCCTGGCGGTGGGCTGGAGAAGTTGGACAATCGGATTGCCAATGCTCGTGGGGAAGGGCTTCCTTATGCAGAGATGTCTCCGAAAGGAAGATGCGGACGTGGGTTGGGTTGGGAGATCCCGATCGACATTTGGGGGAATTGGAATTTATGTTGTGTAGATTGGCGAAACGAAGAAGCCGTGGGCAGTATCGTCAATTTGGATTGGGAAGAGGTGTATCAGGCTTGGAAAATAAAGTCGCGTATGATTCAATGGAACAACCAAGCCGAGTATGAAGCGCTGCCGCGGATGTGCCGGTCCTGCATGGCCACGAACGACATCAGCAGGATGGGTGGGATTTAGTGGACACTCTCCAGTACATCAAGGACAAGTTCAAGCTCGGTGCAACTTGCGGCCATGCTGTTGACTTGGTAGATTTCACTCGTGCGGACTTGGCTGTTCTGTTTCACGAGTTGAACTTCAAGACCGGTGCTGAGATTGGTGTGAAGGAGGGTGGTTATTCTGCGGTGCTCTGCCAGGCAAATCCAGGGCTGAAACTCTTCAGCATCGATCCGTGGGAAGAGCTCGATGGCCGGCGTGGCTGCCCGGATCATTTTGATGCCGAGTACGCCGAGAAGATGCATCGAGCTGCCTGCACGATCCTGAATCCATTTAAAAACTGCACTATGATTCACAAGTACAGCGCTGACGCAGTCAGAGGATTCATTGATGACTCACTGGACTTTGTCTACATCGATGCCGACCATGAGTTGCTGTCGGTGATTCAGGACATCTCGTTGTGGTCTGCCAAAGTTCGCCCCGGTGGTATAGTCAGCGGACATGATTACGTGAAGCGAGTCAACATGGTTCATGTGAAGGAAGCCGTGCTGGCGTACACGTCTTGTTATGACATCAGCCCGTGGTTTACTTTTGGCAGGGCCGTCAGCTCTGTAGACAAACCGCAGGATCGTGAGCGGTCTTGGATGTGGGTGCGAGCATGAAGTGGTTGGAAGCTGCCAACAAACATCCGGATGGTGCCGTCCGTCATCGTAATTTGCGACCTGTCATTTACACGCATTTCAAAAGCTCACAGCTTCGAATCATAAAAAGTCGGGAGTATTTGGAGACAGCTGTTTGTTTGGCCAAGATAGATCACCCTGGCCGACCGATATCTATCTTCGAGATGGGCTGTGGGACGATGGACATAACTGGACCATTCTCCAGGAGAGATGATTGTGTGGTGAAAGGCTGCGATTGCAATCAAGCTGCCTTGAATGTGGCAAAGCAGCGATGGCCGAAAGTCACTACTGTTCTGGAGTCGTTGAGTTCCGCCACTGATGTGAGAGCGGATGTCTTAGTGGCCTGCGAAATTCTTGAACACTTGCGGGATCCCATTCCGATCATGCAATCATTGATGCATCAGTGTGAGTATGCAGTCATCAGCCATCCCATAGATCAACCGTTGACTTCTCAATCTGCTCGGCATGGGCACCACTGCTGGGTTTACGACATGCAAGATTTCGCAGAGTGGTTTTCAATGAATGAGTACGCGTGTTTGAAATATGAAAACGGGATCCTGAGCGGTGGAGTCGTTCTCGTTGCCATCGGAGTGGGGAAGAAACGATGCACATAGATGTTTACTGTACGCTGAGGAACGAACGACAGATTATCCCTTACTTCCTCAAGCACTACGGTTTGTTCGCTGATCGGATCTTCATGTGGGACGACCAAAGCGACGACGGGACCCGTGAGATCCTTGCGGCGCATCCGAAAGTTCAACTCATGTCGTTGCCTGCAAACGTGCCGCGAGGCGTGCAGGATCAGTATTGGGTGGAGCGGTTGTGGCCTCAGTACAAGGAGATCAGCCGGGACAAAGCGGATTGGGTCATGATCGTGGATGCCGATGAGTTTATATATCACGATGATCTCCTGCTGGCCTTGCAGGATTGCCTGGATCGCGGGGTTGACATAATCATCTGCCACGGGTATTTGATGATTGCTGATTCCTTCCCGACCACTGGTGGACAAATATATGACGAAGTCAAGCACGGCATTCGCGATCGGATGTGTGATAAGTGGATTATTTTCAATCCCAGGATTGATGTGGAGTTCATGGGCGGGCGGCATCGTCGGCCGCGCCGATTGGAACCTGCGGATACGATCGTGGAGACAGATGGCTTCAAGCAACTTCACATGCGGGCGTTCGACTCGGCCACGGTCAGGGCGAGGTACGCCAGGAACATGGACAGCATCAATATCGGGCTGAAGCAGGTCAACCTTCCGCCGATCACGATGGATTACTACGAACAGCCACACACATTTCCCAACACAAGCGGACAGCGTGGGAACATATTCAAGTGGCTGGAAGACAACCGGCAGAATGTCATCAAGGTGGTGCCGTGAAGATCGATCTATACAGCAAGATCAAGGACGAGATTCAGCTCTTGCCTTATTTCTTGCGGCATTATGAGGCCATCGCGGACCGGATCTTTGTCTGGGACGACGGCAGCACGGACGGTACGCTGGAGATGCTGAAGGCTCATCCAAAAGTCACCCTTCTTGATCTACCGGTGCACGGGCTGGAAGATACATATGCCAGTTATCATCTGTTTCCAATCTACAAGGAACTCAGCCGGGGTAAGGCAGACTGGGTCATGCAGGTGGACATCGACGAATTCATTTATCACCCGGACATCTTGGCCAGGCTGGAAGAGTTCAAGCGTGACTTGTTCGACATAGTGACTCTGGTTGGCTACATGATGGTCGCCGAGAGCTTCCCGCAGACAGACAAGCAACTGTGGGATGTCGTGACTCACGGGTTGCGGGACCGGACGATGGACAAGCCTGTGATTTTTAATCCTGAGATCGACATTGTGTTCATGGGCGGACGGCATCGAATTGCTTCTGCCGCGGGTCCAGGCGGAAGGCCTATTGTGATGCGGTGGAAGTCGAAGGTGAAGCTGCTTCACTACCGTTACTTCGGCTATGAGTACTTCAGAGAACGGACACGCCGGAATTGCGAGGAGCACTTTAAGTCGGGCTCTGCGTGGGGAAGGGAAGTCGCCTGGCCCTTCGATGAGAATCATCCCTGGCGGATGCCTGACGGACGGACGGGGACGTTTCCCAAATACTTCGCGGACAACCTTGACAAGGTAGAGCAGGTTGTATGACTGACTGGAATCCCACGGCCTGGCCGGCCATCGAGAAGGGTGACGTGGAGGGTCACGAGTTTCACGGGAATCAGTATACTAACGGGCTCTCGCACGAAGAGTTGATGGCTGAGCACGAGCGTATTCTGCATGACCCACGCCGAAAGCAAGATTTTTCAAATCCGATTGCGATGCGGCAGCTTCATAATTGGCAAGAGCGTGAGATCGCGGGTTTACGCGACAAATTGGAAAAAGCGGCATTACAACTTCCAACAGACGCCAAGACATATGTGGGACAGTATATCGAGCGTTCCAAGGAGCTCGAAGCGCAGTCAAAAGATTTATATGAGTCTGGTGATCTTCTTCACGCACAATTCAAGCAGGAGCAGGCGCTGTCTCACCTTCATACTGGTATCTCTGAAGTGGGCCGTTACAAAGACAAAGGAATAAGTATTCCCGGTCATTCTAGGTATTAATGCGAATTGATATCTATTCCATGATGAGAAATGAAATTGGGCTGCTGCCGTACTATCTTCGGCATTATGGATCGTTCGCTGATCGTATCTTCGTTTGGGACGATGAGAGCGATGACGGGACCCGAGAGATGTTGCAAGCTCATCCTAAAGTCACCTTATTGCCGTTGTCGATTCACGGCACGGACGATTTCTACGCCAGCGCGAATCTGTGGACGAAGTACAAAGAGATGAGCCGAGGCCAGGCCGACTGGGTGATGTGCGTCGACGCCGATGAGTTTGTTTACCATCCACAGTTGGTCGACAAGCTGCAGGAATTCAAAAATGAGGGCTTTGAAGTCGTCCGGACTTTGGGATTCATGATGATCGCAGATGCGTTCCCGACGAATGGTGGTCAGATCTATGACCAGATTAAAATCGGACTGCGTGATCGTCTGATGGACAAGTCGGTTGTCTTCAACCCGGACATAGACATATTGTTCACCGCAGGCCGTCACCACGTCGAGCACGCAAACCGCCAGGATGGGACTTTGGCAAAGCGGCGCCTTCAGTCGGGGATCAAGTACCTTCACTACCGTTATTTTGGTTATGAATATTACATGGGGCGTGTCGAGAGGAACGTCGCCGCCCACGTGCGGTCCGGCTCCACCTGGAGCACGCTGATCTCCTCGTACAACGAAAACCAGCGGTGGCGGATGCCTGACTTGACCAAGCGGACGTATCGCGAGTGGTTTGACGAGAACCTCAGCCAGGCAAAACAGGTGATCGAGTGAATACTCTCTTTGTTTCCCACAGCGGCTGGAAGGGCGGGGCGACGAGTATGCTCCTGGAAGTGATCCGGGAGTTTATCGGTCTCGGTGAAGTTCATTGTGTCGTGCCGTCCCGCGGCAATCTGGCAGATGAACTGGAGCTGCTGGGTGTCACGGTTCACAAGATCGGACTGAAGTGGTTCGCGGGTGAAGATGCCAGCCAGGGCAAGAAGATCGCCAGCCTCATATATCAGTACAAGATCGATCTGGTGATCACGAACACGATCACTGTTGCTGACGGAGCCTTGGCGGCTCTGGTCACCCGGACCCCTCACATCTGGTACATTCATGAGATTCTGAGTGGTGATCCGGCTCTCGTGCCGTCAGTCCCGTTGGAGTTTATCTATAAATCAGTCTTGTCCATGTCTTCGATCGTCGTCGCCATCTCACAGGCGGTAAAGAGGGAGATCGAGAAGTACGCTGGCCCGTCGAACAAGATTCAGGTGGTGCACAACGGCATCCAAGTGAATGGCATGCCATCTAAGCGAACGTATGATCCCGTGGTGTTGACGGCGGGCGGGATCTGCCGTCGCAAGGGCCAGATGACTTTGCTCAAAGCTGCCCGCCACGTGATCGACGCCATCCCGGGGGCAAAGTTTATGTCCGTCGGCGGTCCGTGGGAGCGGGATTATTTTGATTCTCTTCGCAGGGAGAGAAAGCGGTTGGGATTGACCAGGGATCAATTCGTCTTCAATCGCGTCTGCCACGACATGCCGACATATTACAAGACAGGTGCAGTATTTGCCCTCACATCTGATTGCGAGCCGTTCGGTCTCGTCCTGCTTGAAGCCATGCGTGAGGGATTGCCCGTGGTGGCCACGCGGAGCGGTGGCCCGCAGGAGATCATTCACGACGGTATCACAGGTTGGCTGGTGAACGTTGGCAACGATGTGGAGTTGGGGAACACGCTGGTCTATCTTTTGCAGCACCCAATGGAAGCCGATCAAATGGGGCAGGCGGGCTTCGAGAGCGTCAGGTCGGGGTTCAGCCGCAATAAATTTGTCAGTAATTTCATGTGCGTAATTGATGTCGCCATGGGGGCCGGAGCGAAGTTAACGTGAGACGAAAAGTAATGGGAGAATTGATATGTCAACCATAGTTCAGAAAGCAATCGCGCAACTGCATAACACCAGCGTATTCCGACTCACGTTTGAGTGGAGCGCCCATGCCGGCGGGGGTCCGTATCTACTGGGGACTGATGAAGTCACTTCGAAGTTCATCGCTGGGTTGTTCTTGATTGAGGCTCACACCCGGCCTTGGGGAAATCAGAGTTTGCCGTTCGTCAGCGCGTCAGAGAGTCCATCGGCCAGCCCAAGCGTCAGCCCTTCGGTCAGCCCTTCAGTCAGCATCAGCCCTTCGGTCAGCCCGTCGGCATCTGTCAGTCCGAGTGTCAGCCCTTCGGTCAGCCCGTCAGCTTCGGTGAGCCCTTCGGTATCTCCAAGTGTTTCACCTTCTGCCAGCGTCAGCCCGAGCGTCAGTCCATCTGTTTCGCTGTCACGAAGTGTCAGCCCTTCGGTCAGCCCCAGCATCAGTCTCAGCATCAGTCCATCTATTTCTCCATCTGTTTCGCCTTCCGTAAGCCACAGCGTTAGCCCCTCGGTCTCATTGTCAGTCAGCCCGTCGGTCAGCCCTTCTGTCAGTCCATCAGTAAGTCCTTCGGCGTCGGTCAGTCCATCCGTCAGCCCGAGCTTGTCTCCCAGCATCAGCCCCTCCGTCAGTCCTTCTGCTAGCATCAGTCCGAGCGTGTCCCCGTCTGTCAGCCCGTCAGTATCTCCTTCGGTGAGCCCTTCGGTCAGCCCGAGCGTTTCTCCCAGCGTCAGCCCAAGCGTCAGCCCGAGTGTAAGTCCTTCGGTCAGTCCAAGTATAAGTAAATCGGTCAGCCCATCGGTCAGTCCGAGTGTCAGTCCTTCGGCTTCAATCAGCCCTTCGGTATCTCCAAGTGTTTCACCTTCTGCCAGCGTCAGCCCGAGCGTTTCTCCCAGCGTCAGCCCAAGCGTCAGCCCGAGTGTAAGTCCTTCGGTCAGCCCTTCCAGAAGTGCCAGTGTGAGCCCTTCCGTCAGCCCTTCGGTATCTCCCAGTGCCTCGATCAGCCCGAGCGTGTCCCCGTCGGTCAGCCCGTCCCTGTCCGTTTCTCCATCCGTCAGTCCGAGCGTGAGCCCCAGCGCCAGCCCGTCGGTATCACCTTCGGTCAGCCCTTCTGTCAGTCCATCGGGTTCGGAAGGGCCGACGACTTACGACGTCGAGCTTCGAGATGAGTTCGGGATTGATCTGATGTTGAATCTTTTGCACAGCAGATCAGGAACGAAGCCCCAGCTCGTGAATTTTAATCCGGGCCGGCTGGTTCGTGGGCAGTTGGTCTTCAGCGTGCACAACATCATCGATCAAGACATGCGTGGTACGGCCGACTTTTTCTTGTCGCGTGTGAGATAAACATCCTTGAGAAATCTGACCGTATTGTACTACACCGCTAATAGGATTCCCGAGGTCTTTGCGGAGCGCGTTCGCAAACATCTCAGATCGGTTGTGGGAGGGTTGCCGATCTTAAGTGTGTCGCAGCATCCCGTTGACCTCGGGAGAAATATTTGCGTCGGGGAGATTGGCTTCTCACTGACCAATCTTTACACTCAGTTGCTCGTCGGGGCTGAGCGGGTGCAGACCGATTTCGTGGTGATGGCCGAAGATGATGTACTTTATACTGAGGCTCATTTTGCTGAGTGTGAATTGGAGCAGGATGGGCTGTTCCATTACGACATGAACAAGTGGGGTGCGATGGCCTGGCGTCACACACCCCGATTTACTTGCAGCAATCGTTTGGTTCTGAATCAGATGGTCTGCCATCGGGATTTGCTGATCGACACAGCCAGGGAGCGGTTAAAAATTGATCTCAGTCAGTGTGATCCAGGAGATGTGTTCATCGAGCCGGGACGATATAGGAAATGCTGCCGTGGCGTGCGGCGTCACGCGAAGATATTCAATTCGTCTGGCAAGCCAAGCGTGGTGATTGAGCATTTCTACGGTCTTGCCGGTCAGGGGCAGAACGTCCGCAAGCGAATGCCTCCCCTTCGGGCTGATGTCCTGGATGGGTGGGGGTCTGTAGATGATGTGCTGTTGAACTACCTTGGAGCAGAGGAAGTGAGCAAGCAGCAACGTCTAGCCGACGAACTGTGGGCACTTTCACAGTTGAAGAGGAGCGAGAAAACAGTATGAGAGATCTTTCTATTCTCATCCCGGCGCGCAATGAACAATTTCTTTCCAACACCGTGGATGACATCTTGAGCAATATCGAAGCTGATACTGAGATCATCGTCATCTGTGATGGCAACTGGCCACTCACAGGCATTAAGGACAATCCGCGAGTGACGCTAGTCTATCACCACGAGTCAATAGGTCAGCGGGCAGCCACGAACGAAGCTGCCAGGTTGTCGTCGGCAAAGTTCATCATGAAGTGTGACGCTCATTGCGCCTTCGACAAGGGATTCGACCGCAAGATCATGGAGGGGTGCGAGAAGGACTGGACGGTGATCCCGACCCAGTACAATCTTCACGTGTTTGATTGGAAGTGCAAGAAATGTGGGCATCAGACCTACATGGGACCGAAGCTGACCACATGTGAGAACTGCAAGCAGGAATCAGAATTCGACATGGTCGTGGTCTGGAAGCCCAAGCTTCGCGCCAAGTCAGATTACATGCGGTTCGACCACAACCTACATTTTCAATATTGGAGTGCCTACAAAGAACGCCCCGAGGCTCAAGGTGAGATCGTCGATGCAATGAGCTTGATCGGTGCTTGCTGGATGATGCCGCGTGAGAGGTACTGGGAACTGGATGGGATGGATGAGCAGCACGGATCCTGGGGTCAGATGGGAACTGAGATTGCGTGCAAGTCCTGGCTGTCTGGCGGTCGGCTGGTGGTGAATCGGCGGACTTGGTTCGCTCACATGTTCCGCACCCGTCCCGGGTTTGGCTTTCCATACAAGATGTCCGACGGTCAGGTCGAACAGGCGCGCGCACACAGCCGGCAGCTTTGGTTGGAGAACACGTGGCCGAAGCAGATCCGCCCGCTGTCCTGGATGCTGGAGAAGTTCGCACCCATTCCGGGATGGCACGATACGCCGGAAGGACAGGCGTTGTTGAAGGTGGTGAAGGCAAAAGGAGAGGAGTTTGATCTCAAAACAGGTCGTATACCTAAAAACACGTGTAGGCAGCCTGTAGAGCGTTTTTCTGTAGAAACCGAGGTGATTATACCTTCCACGGTAAAAAAACTCGATGGCAGTACCGCCACCGAAGCCATCCGGTCGTTGACACCACCTGCAAAGACGGGTTTGTCGAAGGGGATCGTATACTACACGGAAAACCGCTGCCCGGAACAGATCTTCTTGTCCGTACAGAAGAGATTGAAGAAGTGTGTGAACGGGCACGAGATCGTCAGTGTTTCCTTGAAACCACTTCCTGTCGGATTTGCAACATTGAGTGTAGTGATGGCTGACGGCACGAAACCTGGCATCTTAACCATGTTCAAACAGATCCTTGCGGGGTTGGAAGCTTGTTCAGCTGAAATCGCCTTTCTCTGCGAGCACGATGTTTTGTATCACCCCAGTCATTTCGAATTCACACCTTCCAACAAGGAAGTGTTTTATTACAACGAGCACACGTATAAAGTTCGATCAGATGATGGGCAAGGGGTGTTCTATTTCACGAAACAAACAAGTGGTCTCTGCGCCTATCGTGAACTGCTCGTCGGGCACTATCGTCGGCGGGTTGCCAAGATCGAGCAGAACGCGCTCGACATAGCGGCCACGGGTGCCCCGGTCAAGAACGATGGTTACAGCCGTCACATGGGATTCGAGCCTGGCTGCCACATGTATCCACGCGGGGTCGATAATTATCCGGCTGAAAGGTGGATGTCAGAATTCCCGAACGTGGACATCCGCCACGGCAAGAACTTGACGCAGAGTCGGTGGGATCCTTCCGGATTCCGTAATCCCAACGCTTGTCTTGGTTGGAAATTAGTGGATGAAGTTCCAGGGTGGGGACGTACGAAAGGGCGGTTTGCAGAATTTCTAGCGGAGTTAAGCCAATGAGCAACAAGGTCAAGGAGCGCAATACCTACATAGTGACGGTGGCCTTCTTCGATCATGACGACGACCCTGTCACTCCGGACTCTGCCACTTATCGCATTGACGATGTGAAGTCAGGTCAGATACTTGTTCCCGTGACTGCAATCGTAAGTCTCGGTGTGACGGTAGACATCGAGATCACACCGTTGCAGAATCAGATTATTGATGATAATAATGTTGAAGAACTTCGCCGTCTGACCGTGATGTTTTACTACGACACCGTGAGACAAGGGGCGGATGAATATTTTTATCGAGTCATGAATCTAAAGGGAGTTCTTTATGACGGGTAAATTCCTTCTCTCAATCCTTTTCTGTCTTCTTAGCATTCCCGCATGGGCGCAAGTGACAGGCACCGCTCCAGAGTTGCGCTTCATCGAATCCGATCAGGCGGCCGCCCTGGGCCGCTGGCGCATGGAAGCGATTCGCATTGACGGGAGCCTACTAATGAAAACCTTCTGGAAATCTTGTTCCTTCGCTCTCTTCCTCCTGATCGCGCTTGGTATATGGGGTGTACTCGTGCGCGGGCAGGAGAAGTCCGCCCCAGTCGCCATCAGTCAGGAGAGCCAACAGGCGCTCCAGTCGCTCCAGAAGGATTACGACCTTGCCGCGGCCCGGCTCGAAGCCGCACAGAACAAGGTCGAACTGGTGCGCGCTCAATTCCTCTTGTTGCGGCGGGCAATTCAGGACGCCGCGCCAACCGGGTATGTGCTCGATGAGGGCAAGATGCAGTACACCTTGAAGCCAAAGGAACCGGAGAAGAAATAATGTCGACAGCCATCATCAACGAAACGCCGGTTGGCGTAGTGGACGGCACCAACACCATCTTCACGCTTGCTTATACGCCCACGATCGGATCAGTCGTAGTCTATCTCGGGCCCTATCGTCAGGAGCCCGGCGGTATTGATTATACGCGCACGATTAGGGTTATAGTCTTCGTCGATCCTCCCACGGCCGGCAGTAGGGTTCGTGTCGATTATCAGATCGAATCTCCATCACCGGTGATATCGACGGAAGCATTGATAACGGCAGAGAGTTGCAAGGCACTGATCGGGCCACTTCAAGCTGACTCAATACAGGACGATGTGGTTTGGACGTTGCTAGCCGAAGCTATTTCAAGCGCCATTCAAAACTACTGCAATGAAGGTTTTGAACTCTTCGATGGAGTGGAGACGCGTGACGGCACGGGTACTGGAACGCTGTTCGTTGAACGAACTCCAATCTCTGCGGTGACGGCTATCCGTGACGTGATCAACAACATCACGTACACGTCGGTTGATTGGGTTGTTTACAGAAACAAGATTCGTCTGAGAACAAAGATATTTTGCCGTGGGATGAAAAACATCGAGGTGACTTATTCCGGCGGTCAGGTGCCGTCAGAGATAAAGCGCGCAGCAGAACTGATCTGCGTGCAGTGGTTCAACCGTCGATTCACCGTCGGGAAGATGTCAGAGTCGGCGTCGGGTTCCTCGGTCAGTGTTGACAATGAAGATATTCCAGCACTAGCCAAGACTTGGATGGATCGAAGAGTGAACGTCACGAAGTTCATCGACACTCAACTGTATTGAGGGGGCGAGCAAACGAAATGGGCGCAAAGATTCAAATCATTGGACGTGGATGGGTCGGAAAGGCTGTAGCAGCTCTGTTCCCCGACGCCTGGATCTATGATCCGGAACAGGGGTATCACGACGAGCTGAAAGAGGCGGATATATCATTTGTCTGTGTACCCACGCCGCTGAAAGATGGAGAGTTGGATTGTTCCATCGTGGAGGAGGCAGTGTATCGGAGTGATGCCAAGCTTCATATCATCCGGTCGACCGTCATGCCTGGCACTTGTGATGAGATAATGAAGAGTGGATGCGGTGAGAAGCACGTCGTGTTCCAGCCTGAGTATCTCGGAGAGACTGTTCGGCATCCACTGATGGATCAGGCGGAGCGGCCGTTCATCATCCTCGGTGGGTGGCCGTCGGATCTGCGAAAAGTGATCGAGCTGTATCAATCCGTTTACAACGCGAACATCACCATTCGTCAGATGACGGCCTACGAAGCTGAGGTAGTCAAGCTCTCAGAGAACCGGGCCATCGCGTTCAAGGTCGCTCAGTGCCAGGAGCTTTATGATGCCTGCCAAGCGGCCGGGATTGACTATTACACCATCCGGGATGCAGTCTACGGTGATGATCCGAGGTTCAATCTTTGGTGGACGTTCGTCTATCCTGACAAGCGCGGCTTCAGCTCGAAATGCATCCCGAAGGACGTATATGGGTGGGCAGCCTGGGCCGAGAGCGTTGGGATGAATCCAGTACTGACCAAGAATCTGTTGGCAGTGAATGAAGAACTGCTTCACAAACGAGAGGCTGTCGAATGAGAACAGTCAGTATGTCGAATATGCCGAGGATGAAAGTCCTGGCAAACACGCAGAAAATCGAAATGCAATGGATGAAATTGATGACGCGCTTTCGCCCTCAGCTTCTTGCCAACATGCGCGCCGTGACGTATCTGCTGAAGACGCAGACCGCCATAACTAAGTTGCAGGGTCAAGAGCTGAACAAGGTGACAGGCAATTTAATTCGATCGTTGCTGCCCAATTCACCTGAAGTGGCCGGCCGAATGGTGGGCAACGCGGTAGTTGGTGTCGTGGGTGCTCAGGGGGCGATTGCACCTTATGCCAGGTGGCATGAAATTGGAGCGGTCTATTCAATGAATGTCGGAGCTGGTTCACGTGGTGGATTTGGTGCTCGTGGTGGAAGCAAGCTTGCTTCCGGATCTGGATATCATCATATTTCTAGTGAGCGGTTTAGCAAAGTAAATAAATCCATGAGTCGGTATTTGAGCTGGGCGAAGAAGCATCCGGCCACCACAAGTACGATGACCATCAGACCACGATATTACATACGGGGCACGATCATCGAGAAGATGCCTATAATCAAGGCGCTGTTGGGAAAGGATCTCTACGTGATCTAAGATGACAAATATCACACCTGTAATTCCTGATTATGACAAGTTCTTTGATGTTGCGGTAACCATCTTGAAGACCGTGACGGAAGAGAACGGCTACGCCCACACGCTTGCCATTCGTGACGATGTGGCCAGGAGAGTGGTCACGCTCGACTATGCGATGACGAGTGGACTGGGATTTCCATACACTTTCGTCACCCGCGATCGCGGTCGAGAGCCGCGCGATGAAGCTACCGGATTAAAGTTTCCTAAAACGTATCGCGCACAATTACCATTGCTCATAGTTGTATATTTAAAGGTAGATCAGGCAGCAGGTCAGATTCCTGATCAAGAAGCAAACCTGGTTGTGAATGATATTCAACGTGCTTTTGTTACACAATTCTCACTTCTTCAAGCTGTAAATGTGTTGGATATTTCATTCGTTGAGGGTCCAGATATCGCGCACAATATTGATCCGCGCGGGATTGTATTTTCAGAAGTTGTTATTCCTATAGGAATTCGATATATGTTGCCATTTATTGGGTATCCGTAAAGATTTGGCTTTATAATGCTTGGAGCGGATAGCCACTCGAAGGTGACAAGGTTGGCTAACTCCACCAACTTTCCGCTCCTTCCCAACTATGGAGACAAGTTAGGAGTAACTTGATGATTGATTCTATCTTTAAAATCTACAAAATTACTAATACTGTTAACGGTAAAATGTATATAGGAAAAACGGTTAAGTCGATAGTGAAACGATGGAAATATGGACATTGTATTCGCGCCAGAGATGGGGCAATTGGACGCTTAGCAAGTGCAATTCGTAAGTATGGAATATCCGCATTTACAATTCATGTAATTGATAGAGTGCGGACCAATGATCATCTCAATTATGCCGAGCGATACTGGATCAAGAAGTTGAAGACTTATTTGCCTGAGTTTGGTTATAACATGACGATGGGTGGTGATGGTGTTATGTTTGGTAGACACCACACAGAAGAAGCAAAAAAGAAGATGTCTTATTTTCAAAAAGGTCGTCCTAAATCAGAAGAGCACAAAAGAAAAATTGGATTGGCTCATAAGGGGATGAAATTTTCAGAAGAGGCTAGACGAAATATTTCAAATTCACTTAAAGGGCACCGTTACGGTCCTATGTCAGAAGAACAAAAACAGAAAATATCTGCTATTCTGAAAGGTAGACCCAAATCAGAAGAGCATAAGAGAAAGTTGTCTGCTGCTTTAATGGGGCATCATAATAATAAGGGCATTCCTTTTTCAGAGGAGCATAAACGAAATATATCTATTGCTAGAACTGGGACGCATGCTTCAGAAGAGACTAAAAGAAAAATGTCGATAGCACGTAAAGGTAAATCTGCCTGGTGGAATAAAGGTCGAATTATATCTGATAAACATAAGCAACGAATTTCTGCTGCATTAAAAGGTAAGCCATTTTCTGAAGAACATAAACATAAAATCTCGATTGCATTAAAAGTGTATCGAGCTAAAATTAAACAGTTAAAGGAGCAAGCAAATGGGTAAGACAAAATCAAGATCAAGCGTGAAGTATATTGGAACCGGCCAAGGTCAGATCGGGACGCAGCCCGACAACGATTTGTTTGGACGGTTCTTTGCTGTTTTCAAATCTGGGGAAGAGATTGAAATCCCCGATTCTTTGGCTGATGAGATCCGCGTGTCGCGTGATGCGTGGAAATCTCGTGGTTTTGAATTGATCGAAAGTTAACAGAGGTTAACAGAGGAGAAGTCCAATGCCGCCTATCTACAGTATTACAAGAACGGAAAAGTGCTTTTTGGTGGAGGAAAGCACTTACGCAACAGAAGTGGCTGCGCACCCTGTCGGCGCAGAAGCGATGCCAATAATCAATCTTGTGATAAAACCGGCGCAGGCCATGTTGATCCGTCGCGATAAGCTCGGCACGCGCACCATGCCGCGCCCCATCGCTGGCGGCAATATCAACCTGGCAGTCGACGTTGAATCCTATCTGATTCCTTCAGGAACTCCGGCCGGCGCACCTATGGCCGATCTTCTGCTGAAGAACCTGATGGGCGTCAAGGTCATCATCGATGCCGTGACCGACAGTGGCTGTAGCGCGGGCACGATCATTCTGACCACTGCCCCGACGGGGTTGGTGGCCGGGATGATGCTGGCGATCGGTACTGAGATCAGGCCCATATCGACTTGGACTTCGGCGACGAAGACCGCTGTGATGGCAGTCCCATTTACCAGTGGACCCAGCGGTGGAACAGCGGTCAAGGCCGTCAATTACTCCCTCGCAGATGCCGCGGCGAATTCCATTGCGCTGTACAGCTACAAGACCAACCTCAGCCAGGGCGCGCTCGGTTGTGTCTTTGACAAAGGCGTGTTCTCGTTCGTCGATGAACTCCTCCACATGAAGTTGACCGGAGTGGGTTCGAACGAGACCACCAGTCCCGCTGTTTCTGTTCCCACACCTGCCTTTGTCGGGTTGCCGATCAGCCGCAGTTTTGGTGCGTGCTATCTCGGCGCTGTCTCGGCTCAGCTGATCGACATGACGTTGGATGTGTCGAACGGGGATCAGCCGCGAGACATCCCCATCGGCAGCCAGGTCATTACAGGAGTCAGTCGAGGTGATCGTAAAATCACAGACACCTTCCGGGTTTATTTGACCGACACGTATAATGCCTTTTACGCCTTGGCGAAAGCCAGGACACCGCAGAGCTTGTTCGTGCAGATCGGTAACACGGCCGGATATCTCGCCGGCTTCTGGTTGCCCAACCGGATCCTTCAGGTTCCTGACATCGACAAGGGCAAGGAAGAGATTCAACTTCCATTTTCATCGAATCCTGCCTTCGGGGTAGGTGCCGATGAGCTTTTTATCGGTTTGGGCTGAGAACTGCGCTAAACAGCTTGCACCGCGTTTTCTCTGTAAAAGACGTATCTCAGTATGCCTTGACTTGAAATAACTGTGTACAATCGAACGTAAGCGAGAATACCACCCTGTTTGGGGCTTGTCAAAGGAGCTTTTTACATGGACGTCCAATCAGTCGTTGAGTTTTCTTCGAAGCTGTGTCCCGGAGCGAAATTTCGCATCCGCAAACTAACCTGGTCCGCCAGACAGCGGGTCATTCAAATCCGTCGTCAACTGAATCTTCAGGAAGATGTTCCCAACATCGACTTCATGCTTGAGGTGATGAAGGTCAACGGCGAGATTTGGAATGTGATGGTTGCATCCAGCAATGTCACGCTGGATGGAAAAGAACTGACCGTTCAGGAAATGTATGAGACGCTTCCCGAAGATCTCGTAGGTGAGGTCCTGGAAGAACTCGACCAAATGGTGACGCCGCTGGCCAAGACGGACGATCCTGAACAGGTTGAGATTGATTCGTTGACCAAACGCATTGATGCTGCTCGGGAGAGGATGGCAGAAAGAAAAAACTCCGAGCAGCTCTCCACGCAGCCGCCGACGGGAAGTCTTGGAACTGTTCCGACTGTCGAGACGGCAGCGAGCGAGGGGAGCAAACCCGCCGAGAGCGAAACTGCTCCGGTGATCCCGACTTCAAACGAGCCGTAGAGTTTTTTGGCAAGGACAAGGATGACAATCCTCTCGTCATTCTCCACCAATGCGGAGCATCGTACATCAAGCAATCAAGCCATGAGATGATCGGACTGTTCAGTATGTTCACGGACTTCAGCAGCTGGCCGGACGGGAAACCTTACGGTGAACAGCTGGCTGAAGTTGTGGACGCTTTTAGAATTTTCCAACACGAGTTGATGAGGAGGAAGGTGTAGTATGGGCGGCTTCACTCCAGGTGATATCCATTACAACATCGTTTCAGAAGACAGCGCAACCCCTACCAACGAGAAGATCCGTCAGAGTCTTGCTGCGTTGACGGCTGAGACAAACAAGCTGATTGCCGCCCAATTACAACTGGGTAATACTCCCGGCCAACCTGTGCCTCCGCAGGTTCCCGTGGAGGACCTCAAAAAGCGCCGCATGGAGATGCAACAGACCTACCAATCCATGATGTTGACAGAGCGGGCATTTGGACTTCATCTCCCGCGGGCCGTCAACAAATATCTTGCCAGCTTGCAGAATGTTCAGATGCTCATGGCTCCTTTGTTCGGCCTGGCCATGTTCGTGGCAGTCGGAGCTGCTGTTGTCAAGATCGGTGAGAGCATTTGGGACTGGGCGGTCGGAGGTCTGAAGGTAGCCCAGGAGCAGAAGAAGTTCAACGAAGAGTTGGACTGGTCGATTGAGAAAATAAAGGATCTGAAACGGCAAGGTGAGTTGATCGGCTATGGAGGGAAAGCGAAGCAGGCCATTGAAGTCTCTCAGGCAGAGCAGATGGCCTTGGATGCTCAGAAGAAGTTTGAGCAGCAGCGCCGGTCGGCAGATCAGCTGGCTGCTACATTGAAGAAGCAGCAGGCAAAGGAGGCATCTGAAGGTCCGTACTGGGGTGTGTCTACAGCAGTGAACGCGATGCTGGGTGTGTCTAAAGGGGAAGTTGCCGAAGAGCAGAGGAAGGCAAACGAACTGCTCGCGGTTGCGCTTGAGTTACGGTTGAAGGCGAAGAACGCGCAGCAGAGTTTGGTGGTTGAAATAGATAAAGAGCAATTTCTCATCCGCGTTAACATGATCGAGGCCGGTAAGCGGGTGGCCTACGCTGATGAGACCGGCAGACATGTATCAAAATCCTACGCGCTGGAGTTAACTTTACAAACGAAGAAGAAAGAACTTCAAGATGCGATAGATGTGGCGAGTGGTTCTCAATTAAGTAAGGATTGGGATATTGCCAAGGCCTTGGCAGCGCAAGTTGCCAGTTTGACAACGCAGCAGCAGATCAGAAAGGAAATCATAGAGGGGCAAAAGGCTGCGTTTGATACTGAACAAGCCACCGCCATTGCTGAACGACACCGACTGCAAAGCGATGCGGATAAGCACAAAGCGGATATGGAAGCGGATGCACATCGTCGTTCGGAAGAAGAGCAAACCGCCCAAGAAGCACAATATCAATTCCGTAAAAAGCTGCAAGACCAGAGTGAGCGGGATGCCATTCAGTTCGGAACTGCTCAAGAAAAGATTCAAACTCAGATAGATGAAATGATGGTGGGTCGGACGGCCCGTGAGCGTGTGGCAATCGCGCAGCGCAAGGTGGCCTTGGAATTTGAACTGCGCGAGCATGAAATCATAAATAAATATAAGCTGCTTGGTTTGACAATCACAAAAGAAGAGGACGATTTGAAGAAGTCTCTTCATCTTGACGCATTGGATGAAGAGACGCAGACGGAGTTGGACAAGAAGCGCGCCCAGAATCGGATCGATCAAGACAAAGAAGTCGCTGCAGCACGAAGAAAGGCCGAAGGCGAGTCAAATAAAATCTTGCGGACAGAGGAAAATCGGTATAGGCAAGAAGCTGAAGATGCCGCCGGCAAAATGTTTGATGCCATAACATCTCGTGGCAAAGGAGCATTCCAAAACCTGGCGGATTGGATCGAGGGGACATTCCTGACTTTGGGTCGAAAAATATTTCAGAACTTCATGGGAATTTTGCTCAAGCCCCTCTATAAAGCGATCGACGATTTCTTTGACGCGTTGAACAACAAAGGGTCTACTGGTGGAGGGGGGAAATCCCAAAGTGGTGGGATCATGAGCAGTATCGGTGGTTTTCTCAAAGGCATATTCTCTTCTGCGGTGGGTGCGAGTTCATCTGGTGGCGGAGGAGGAGGAGAAGCCGCGGCATCAAATTGGGGAGCAACAGGAGCACCCGGGCTCATGTCATCGGTAGGATCTGGAGCATCCTCATTCGGTGGAATGAATTCTGCCTTCAGCAGCGGGGGTGGTTGGCAGATCTCTGGACTTGGTTCTGCCGGTACAGCTGCAGTGATGGGCGGCGCCATGATCGGCGGACAGATGCTCATGCAGGATGCTTGGAAACAGGGTGGTGTGCGCGGCATAATGGAGGGCATCGGCGGTGGCGCGCTGACTGGTGCGGCGATTGGGACCATGATTATGCCGGGAATTGGTACAGCCATAGGAGCAGCCATAGGCGCAGCTGTTGGTCTTGTGGCTGGCATATTTGGTGGTGGTGAATTGCGTCGTGAGAAAGAGCGCGAGAAAATCGCGAACATGCAAGCTCAGCGGATGTTCAACGATCCGGGACCTGTGTCAACTACAGGGGTATTCGGAATGTCTGGAGCCTACTCGGCAGACACCGATCTCATGGGCCGGGTGCGGGCGCGTTCATCCGGCAACATCACCGTCTCACCCACGATCGTGATAAAGCAGCTCGACCCGAACGATCTCGATGGTGTTTCTCACAAGATCGAGCAGGTCATCTCTGATGCCATTGTCAACCCGACAACTCTTATCGCGCGAAACATCGCGTTCGCTGCACGATATTAATGACCACAGGAATAGCCGGACTCAACCTCGTGATTCCATACGGAAGCTCACGGGGACTGGCCGTCAACGTGCGGATGCAGATGCGTGGTGATCTTGAGGTCATCCGTGATCTGCGCTCGCGGGTTCAGCACAGCTGGCAGATTCCGTGGTCTAGATTATCACGTACTAACCGAACGGATCTTGATGCCCACTTTGCCGCCATGCGCGGTCGCAAGACGACGTTCACGTTCGTGGATCCGTGGGAGAGCCTTCAGCTAGGGTATGAGATTGCGTACACAGTCCGTTACGGTGGCGATTCGCTAGTCACGTCTGAGTCAGCGGCATCTCGTTGGGGTGGGTCAATAGAGCTGGTCGAGGTGGATGACTTCAAGCCGTTTCCGACGGCGACGATGGTCTTTCCCGCTCTGCTCTACGGGAACGTGGTGCAGCTCCCTTACCAGCTGACAAGATATTACCGGACTGAATTGGGGGCCACAGAGGACCTCTATGAATATTCTTATGAGGATTTTGCACTCGCCGCCGGGCTGCAACGATGGAGTGTGGGTGGTGATCTGCTGTCCGATGCCGAGGCGAAGACGCTGCTGGATTTTTGGTCAGCCTGCGGCGGTCCTTATCGTAGTTTTAGCTTCACCGAGCCGGAGACGAGTGTGGCCTACGCCCACGCTCACTTTGCAGAAAAGACAATCTCACATCAATTAAACGAGTACAACAGCAATTCTATTCGAGCAACCGCGGAGTATCTGCGAGCATGACGAATACTATCGCAAATGTAAAAAACGATCTTCAGGCGTGGCAGGCCGTCTACCTGTTTGACATCGTAGACAAAGCTGGCGTTTATTATCATTGGTCGACCCGGGCCGGAATCACGTGGCGCGGTAATGTCTACGATGCTTTAGTCGCCAATCACTCGCCGTTCAAGATCGACATCGGTATATATGGCATTGAAGCCGTCCCGCAGTTCTCGATGTCGATTCACAATGAAGACGCCACGCTGACCACAGTCTTCGATCCGGACAACTGGCGCGGGGCGCAGATTGTTCCGTATGTCATATTCGTCAACCCGCTGACAGACGAGCAGACGACGGACTTTCGATGTTTTGGGATCTTCAAAGCGGACTTGGTATCAAATCTGTGGCCCACCACACAATTTAATGCCTTCAACATCCTCAACACTCCACGCAAAGTTCTTCCGCTGTCCGTCATCACCCGGACTGATCGTTATCCATTCCCCGATAATGCGATTGAACGAGCGGCTGCTCATACCGACCCGACCAGTGAGTTCTTTCCGAACGGATACTCACCAGATGATGGGCAAGGTAATTACAAGAATGGTCTGAGTGGAATAGCCAACGCCCCGCATCACCCACCGCTTGAGGGGGATTATTATCACGCGTCGGACTATGACGGGATGGAATCCACGCTGGCCACGTACGGATTGTCCGTCCGCTTTGGTGGATTTTCGATGGAGACCCCATCAGCCACTACTTTCACCCCGAATGTGAAGGGCGGGCAGGTGACACCGTTTTATGGCTCATCAAACCCAGGCAAGTTTGGAAAGCCAATCCCACTTATTTATGGGACATGCCGCATCACGCCGGTCGTGTTGGATACTGGCTCGCCTTGTGATGGTGTGAGATCAAGCCATCTGCTACTCTGTGACGGTGTAAATTTCACTCCCGACGGCGGCGGGATGGGAATCGGGCTTTACACCGACGGATATCAAGGACAGATCATCAAGGTGATCCTCCCGGATTCAAAGAAGTATTACGACCTGCCTGAGAAGGGCACTGTACTGCTCGGGCAGTGGAATGTCTGGACAGGATATTTCGGAGATCAGCTTCACCCGGGGTTGAGTAAATATTCGAATTTTAGCCACGTCAGCGGTGGAGCAAACTTCCCATTGGATCCGACCACCAATCGTCAGTATGACTTTCCACAGCGTGATTCCTATTCTGGTGTTGCAATTCTGTCGATTTGCTACCCGCAGCAGCTTGCCCAACCGGATACTGATCTCGGTCCACGCACCGACGTGGTCCTGCGTGGGTTGCGTATCGAGACTTGGTCCACGTCCGATGGAGTGATTTGGAATACGGAATGGAAATGGACGGACAATCCGGTTTGGGTTTACATTGATCTGATAAAACGGTTGGGCATCCCCACGGCGTTGATCGACAAGGCCGCGGCTTATGAATCTGCCATGTTCTGTGCCGAGCAGGTCATATCGTCGACGGCCGCGGCCAGATATGCAACGGGCTCCGGGTCACCGACCGGGGCATTCTCTGCACATCAATACCCTCGCAAGATCGTAAATTCTGACGGCACGACAGACATCATCATTCAGTTCACCTATACCCAGCCAGCTGGATTGGATCCCGTACCGGTGATACAAAAAGCCGCTGATGGGTTCTTGGTATTTTTCAACTCGACGGGTGCCGACAGTGCACAAACTGATGCTTGCGTGCAGGACGAGTTTACTGTTTTTGGAAACTCATCTGGCTACACAATCCGGCTGAAGGGAGCCGATCCGTCAAAATACTACTCGCTGGCAGTCGCGGCCTATGCCCGTGATTTTCAATACTCGGACGATGGCACGGAGACATACGAGAGCCTGATCATATCCAGTCTGTCCTACATCACCTCCTGGCAGACTTTTCAGACAGGCGGACTTGATTCTTTCACTGGTGATTGGAGTCTGGCGCCGGGAGCCTTCGCCGGGGCATTGGCTGGCGACCTGCTCGGGAGCACCCGTTTTCGTTGCAATCTCCCGCTCGCTGATCAGCAAGAAAAAGCAGACGCTTTGCTGACCGGCGTTTTGGATTGCTTCCGCGGTTACACTACTCCAGGCAGCGATGGCAAGCTTCAGATAAAAGTAAAGCGCACCTTTGCTGAAGAAGGCGGTGCGGCTTTTGTACTGGACGAGACCAACATCCTCCGCGACGGGCAGGGAAAGTATCGCGTCCGTAAATTTCACAAATCAATCTATACGGAGACCCCAAACTCGTTTGCCGTCACTTTTCAAGATGAGTTCAACAATTGGAACGAGGACACCTACATCCTTCCTGTGCCTGATGCAATCAACGACAGTGGATCATCACCATCGACGACCAACTTGGCCATCCGCGGCATACCAAACATGGATCAGGCCAGGCGTCTGCTGAATTGGAAGGCTTACGAAACAGTCTATTTGAATGAGTTCTACGATGTCTACGCCAGCCATGATTTGATCGAGGTAAGTGCCGGCAAGGTGGGGACGATCTCAGAAACTAGAAATGGACTGGTTGCTCAGCAGTGCAGGATCGTGACTTGGGAAACAGGATATGATGAGACATCGGGCGGCTATGTCCATCTAATCCTGCAAAAGCACAGCGATGCTGGGTATACCGATCTATCCGCGCTGACTCCGCTTCAGAAAGCGTTATCAGACTCGAGTTTTAGCCCGCATTCGGTGGGGGGTGCATCGACCGATTCACTTGGTAGTTTGGTTTTGTCGGAGTATTTTCTCCAGGATGCCAAGGTCGATAATTACCGGCGCAGTGTCGGAGTGTCATTTGCTGTTCCGCCGACCGTTCCGGAACCCTTCAACCTCAGGACCAAGATCTCACGCATCCGTGTGCTGACGACCGGTGGTGATATTGCCGGTAATCAGACTCTGTGGCTGGAGGTATGCCCAAGAAAGATCAACTCATACACCGGTCTGGCCACGGATGGAATGCCGTCGATAATGACGCCGATCACCATCCCCTCTGGGACAGCCACGAATTCATTTTCGTTCCAGGTGGATTTCGACACCGATGCCACGGCGTTGTCCGTCCGCGTCGGGACGAAAGCCGGTCGGGGTTTTCTCTATTCCCGCCCTGCGGTAACTACCAGCCCAACGACCATCACAGTCACCAGTCTGGGTGCGCTTAATTCGTCAGATCTCACTCCCGACCCACGCTTTGATCACGTCCGCTTTTACTATTACTACAATCAGCATCCGAACGACATCAAGGACGGCGGAAGAACACTCACCGCGACGCAGACGACGTATCAGTTCGAGCCCTCCGCGCCCTTGGCTGGAGATACTTCGATCACGGTGATCGCCTGCGCCGCGAATGCCAACGAGACCGATTTTTACCCACTGTCCTCCGCGCCAACCGCCACTTTAGCACTTACTGGAGATACTGGAAATCCGGCGTATGTTTCGGTCCCGGCTCTCACCGTCCTGCAAAACAGCGACGACGCCAAGATCCCAATCGGATCTGTGGCGTTTGAGTTCACCGGACCCGACTCGAACTACGATAGCGTCACTGATATCGAGGTGGTGATCTCTACTGCCTTGCCGGCAGAGGGGCCCAGCGCCGCAGAGCGCGCCGCTCATGCTGGCTGCAAGATAGAGCCGGCTGTGGGCGTGGGATCGTGCGTGGTGAGGGCGGGTGATCGAAACATCACCGTCACCCGAGTAGCAAACCCCGCAGCGGTTGGACGGGTGTTGCTGATCTTCACGAACGACGCCACGCCCGACAGCGATCTGGAAGGGCACATCATCAGCGCGCAAGCCCTGAATTCATTGACGGTCGACATTCCATTTTCAAAGGGTGGTACTTATTCATATGTTGTCGTGACTCGGTGGTGGGATCTTGGGACGACCGATGAGACCACTAACTCAGGTTACTACCCGTTCAAGATGGCTCAGATTGGCTCGCCGGGGCAGACGACCTGGCGGACGCCGCATGTAAACATATCTGCCGGGACGTTTTATGCCTCACTCCGCGCCCGCAATAAATATGGAGTTGGCCCGACGCTCGTCAGCGCCCAGTTCGTCATAACCGCCTATACTCTCCCTACTGACTCTGCTGCACCCGGCGCCGTCGAAGATATGCTTGTCGGAACCAGTGACGGGGCGTTCTCTATGCGCTGGGCTAACCCGGCCACGAACATAAATACTCTCCGTAACTTCGCTATCAAATATAGCACTTCAGCGAACTTTACGACTGGGGTTGTAGGTCCGTTTCTTGGCGGGCTGATCAATGTCTACAGTTGGTTCGACCCGACGAAGACATATTATTTTGCCGTCGCTGCCAACAACGCGTCAGGTGATGCAACGGTGAATACCGACGCCGCTCTGGCTCTGCTGATCACGGATGGTTGGGGGCCTTGGACCTATTGGGACGGTGATGCAGGCAGCGTGACCATCGGAGATGCCGTTTCTGTCGAGAGCGGGACCGTTACTGGTTTGCCATCTGATCCAGATGTTCCTAATGCTCCCGCGCTTGCGGTGATCACTGAAAAGCTGGCCAATGGAACGTTTGCAATTCTATTTGGAGTTGAGCGCCCAACAGTCAATTTTATCACCGCCTACAAGACTCAGGTGCAGATCGCCAGAGATTCCGGCTTTACAGATATCATTTCGGATCAAACCGGTGCAGTCCCATTCACGAATCGGTATTACACAACTCAGGTTGCTACTTTTTATGTCCGGGCCCGGACTGCAAACGACATGGGCTGGTCGGCTTGGTGCGCCACAGAGTTGGCCGACACAATGGGAACTCCGCAAGTCGCCGACACCGATGTTCCCGGAGTGGTGCAGAACGTAGAAGTGTTGGCTGATGACGTAAGACCGAACATTCCCGGTAAGGAATTGGTGATCTCATGGGACCGCCCGCTGACGAATTTCACATCGATCTTTGCCTATGCGATACAGATCAACGACAGCAACGTATTTGCTGAACACCTTGTTTGGTTCTTCAGCACTTCGGGCGAGGCCATATTCGGCGACACCGAGCTGTATGATCCGAATGGCAAATTCACCACCGCCATGGAGGGCAAGACGCTTTGGATTCATTCTGCTTTCCCGATGCTTGAATCTAACCTAAAGGCCACGGCGGTTGTTCGATCGGTCACTGATGACACCCACTTGATCGTAGATAAAGGTCTGACACTGGGCGGCACAGGGCTTAAGTATCAGATCATTACTCCGGACTGGGAAAATGTCGTCAAGTCGATCACCGTACCGACGAAGCTGCTCGACAAGACAGTTCAGAGCGACGAACATTTCAATCTGGTCGTGACTGATCTGCCGCACAGTCAAGACCTGCTGAATCCGAAGCAATACTGGGTTCGCATCAAAGCCGCCAATGAATTTGGGCTTGGTGCGTGGTGTTTGACAGCCCCACCTGCCGGAGCCAATCTCGACGGAATCAAACAGGGGGATCTTACCGGAGACGGCAGCAACCGGATGGATGCTGCAGCTGAATACTTTACTGTAATTGCCGGGACCTTCACCGACAATTCTCCCATCGCCGGGTCTGTGAGCTGGTCAGGCGTGTCGGTATATTACCGGGGGCAGTCCTACTTCGTAGCCGACGGCAACACCGCCAATAAATATGTCGTCTGGAAGTTGTCAGCACCGACTGTGTTTTCAACATATGCAACTCCACAGACTCTTCTTGCGGACGAGCATTATGTGGTCGTAAATAATGCTGGCACTTCGCATTCAGTTTTCAATGGAACTGACGTCGATGGCGGAACCATTCGCTATAAGACCATTGACGCCGATCGGATCAACGTTACCGTCCTGTCGGCGATTGCCAGCTATCTTGGCTCTGTTGAGATTGCAACATCAGGATATTTGAGATGCGGTCAGACTGCCTACAATACCGGGACGGGATTCTGGTTGGGGCTGGATGGAGCTACAGCCAAATTCAGCATAGGGGCTGCTGCCGGCAATCGTGTGACTTGGGACGGGACTACCTTAAATGTCATCGCTACCGGAGGGTTCACTCTCAAGAGTGCTGCTAGCGGCGCCCGCGTAGAACTGACCACCAGTGGGATGATTGGGTACAACTCCGATGGGATTGCTGTTGTTTCACTCGATGCCTCGACAGGTTACCTTGGCTTCGCCACTGCAGCATCCGGGTCCAGGCTGATTATGGCGGCAGATGGGCTGAGAACATATAGTGGGGCGGTCTGCACAGTCTGGCTTGCCAACACAGGGGCGTTTACCATCCAGACGGCCGCCTCCGGCGCCAGGGTGGTCTTGGATTCAAGCGGACTGACCGGCTATGATGCTACTGGAGCCACGATCGTATTTTCAACTGCAGGGAACATCCGTGCAGGTCAGACCGCCTACAACACCGGGACTGGATTCTGGTTGGGTCAAGATGCTGGGACAGCTAAGTTTTCCATAGGCGCTCCAGCCGGCAATCGAGTGACCTGGAGTGGAACTACATTGACGATCGTCGGGACCATCGCGACGGGATCCACGTTGGACCCGGGTTTGGTGACCAGCTCCAGCTTGAACATTGCTGATCGTGGTTGGTTGCAAACCTGTGCATTCACCACGGCATCTCAGACTCAAGTCAGTTGGGGAGCAGGATCATTCGTAGCCGCTGACGGGACGACTTATTCGATCTCTGCGGGCAACACAGGGACGATGGCTGGAAAAACGTATGTCTATCTTGCCACGGGGACTTCGACCACCGCGTATCAAGTATCATCTACAGCCACGGATGCCATAGGGGCCGGAAAGGTCCTGGTTGCGGTTTGTAATCTAGGGTCGGTTTCCGGGGAAGCTCAATTCTTGCTTCTCGATCAAGGGGGTATGAACGTAGACGCCACAAACATAGTGGCGGGATCGATCACGGCGAACAACCTGGCGGTGAATGCTTTAGATGCATACATCATCACGCTCTCTACGACTGGATGTATCAAGTCTGGTCAGACCGCCTACAACACCGGTGTTGGGTATTGGTTGGGGATTGAAAGTGTCACTCCCAAATTCAGCATCGGAAACTCGGCCGGCAACAGGCTGACCTGGGATGGGACGTCGTTGAATCTCGTCAGCACGGGCAGCTTCACTTTCAAGAGTGCTGCCACGGGCGCACGATTCGAGATCGATCCAACGAACGGTATCCGAGGTTATGATTCAAGCAGTAATCTACTCACACAACTGACCGCCGCAGGGGCATTTACTCTGAAGTCAGGCGCTTCTGGTGCCAGGGTAGAGCTGACGGCAAGTGGGATGATTGGCTACAATGCTGACGGGGTCGCTGTGGTCTCATTGGATGCGACAACCGGCTATCTTGGATTTGCCACGGCAGCATCCGGCTCCCGCCTCATAGTCGCATCCGACGGTCTGAGGACGTACAGCGGAGCGGTCTGCACGGTCTGGCTGGCCAATACCGGGGCTTTCACGATTCAGACCGCGGCGTCGGGAGCCAGGGTCGTCTTGGATGCAAACGGACTGACTGGATATGACGCCACGGGCGCGACGATCGTGTTCTCCACCGCCGGCAACATCAAGGCGGGTCAGACCGCTTATAATACTGGAACCGGTTTTTGGTTGGGGCAGGATGCGGGAACGCCAAAGTTTTCTATCGGTACTGCCGCCGGCAATAGGTTGACTTGGGACGGTTCTGCGCTAACTTTGGTCAATACCGGAGGGTTTACTCTGAAGAGTGCGGCTTCTGGAGCCAGGGTTGAACTGACGTCCAGCGGGATGATTGGTTACAACTCTGACAATGCCGCCGTGGTTTCACTTGATGCCTCAACCGGTTATCTTGGCTTTGCCACCGCCGCGAGTGGATCAAGGTTAATTGTGGCCTCAGATGGCTTGCGGATCTACAGCGGTGCCGTCAACACGGTCTGGCTTGCCAACACGGGAGCATTCACCATCCAGACTGCAGCAAGTGGCGCCCGTGTAGTTTTAGATGCCAATGGTTTGACGGGATATGATGCTACCGGAGCTACAATTATCTTCTCAACTGCCGGCAATATCAAAGCCGGCCAGACGGCATACAATACTGGTACTGGATTCTGGCTGGGTCAAGACTCAGGAACTGCCAAGTTTTCGATCGGTGTCGCCGCTGGAAACAGATTGACTTGGGACGGATCCTCGCTCGTGCTGGTCAACACCGGAGGATTCACCCTGAAAACAGCTGCAAGCGGTGCCAGGGTCGAGTTGTTGTCGTCAGGCCTTATAGGCTATAATGCCGACGGCGTGGCAGTCGTTTCACTCGATGCCTCGACAGGTTATCTCGGCTTTGCCACGGCCGCATCGGGATCTCGCTTGATTGTGGCTTCGGATGGTTTGCGAACATACAGCGGAGCAACTAATACCGTGTACTTGTCTAGTGACGGGTCATTTACCATTCAAACGGCGACGTCCGGCGCCAGGATCGTCATCGACTCGAATGGGGTGACTAGCTATGACTCGACGGGGGCCACGATCACCCTCTCCGCAGCCGGCAATATCAAGGCCGGGCAAACGGCATACAATACTGGTACTGGATTTTGGTTGGGACAGGATTCCGGTACACCGAAGTTCAGCATCGGTGCGGCGGCGGGCAATCGGCTAACGTGGGACGGGTCGACATTAACGCTTGTGAATACTGCGGGGTTCACTCTCAAGACCGCTGCATCAGGAGCCCGGCTCGAACTGACCTCAAGTGGATTGATTGGTTATAATTCTGACAACGCCGCTGTAGTTTCTTTGGATGGTGCAACCGGTTATCTTGGTTTCGCCACCGCCGCCTCCGGTTCGAGACTGATCGTGGCGTCTGACGGGTTACGAACATACAACGGGGCCGTCTGCACAGTTTGGTTATCCAATGCCGGAGCCTTCACCATTCAGTCTGCCGCTTCTGGCGCCAGAGTGGTTTTAGATTCTAGCGGACTGACTGGATATTCAGCTGGTGGTGGAACGATCAATTTCTCTGCCGATGGCAACATAAAATCCGGTCAGTCTGCTTACGATACTGGAACTGGATTCTGGTTGGGGATGGTTTCAACGACACCCAAGTTCAGCATCGGGGATGCTTCCGGAAATAAGTTGACCTGGGATGGATCGACACTGACGGTCAAGGGAACTCTCGCCACCGGCTCGACCATCGCAAACGGCATAGTTACGAGCGCGAATCTAAACCTTGCTGATCGTGGCTGGTTGCAGACCTGTACGTTCGCCAGCGTGAATCAAAACAAGGTTGGCTGGGGAGCGGGATCGTTCGTGGCGGCTGATGGAACCACATATTCGATCACGCCGGGCGGTGACACAGGGACGATGGCGGGCAAGACGTTCGTCTATTTGAACATCGGTGTTTCGACCTTGGCATATCAGGTCTCAACGACCGCCACGGATGCCATCGGAACCGGCAAGGTGCTGATTGCCATCTGTAATCCAGGCTCAGTGGCGGGGGAGGCTCAGTTCCTCCTTCTCGATCAAGGCGGAGTCAATCTTGATGCTACAAACATCGTGGCCGGCAGCATCGTGGGAAACAATATAGCCGCGACCACGATCACTACAACCCATCTCAATTTCACTGCGGTTCAGAACACCAACGTGGTTGCCTACATCAACGCATCCGCGGAAGGAATAAAGATTGCCGGATCCAAGATTCAGATTGATGGTACGGTCACATTCACATCCGGTTACGATCCCACCACTAAAGTTGTAGCTGGAGGAGCTGCTGCGGACATCAATGCCAATTCAACTACGATCAGCGGCGGAAAGATAACGTCCTACTCGATCAACACAGCGCAGTTGAGCGCGACGGCAATCAATGGCATGACCATTACGGGGGCAACGGTTCAAACGTCTGCAAGCGGTGCGCGAGTTCAACTAGACACTAGCGGAATCACTTTGTATGATTCAGGAAATACTCCTCATGTGCAGATTGGAACGGGGTATTCCGGATTACGTGTGAGTGTCCTGACAAATACCACGGTGGGTGACTCAATTACCATCAGCCCGTCCAATATAGTCAATATTACACGTCCAACAACAATTAGTGGTGTGCTGTCTCTTAATGGAGGATTGACGGCCGGGGCTGGCACGACGGTGAATCTAATGACCAATGCAAGCAGACTGCTTCTTCGTACATATACGGGGTCATTACCGGGGCCGGGGGATATTTCCACTGGTGAGTTATTCTTTTGGGATACAGGCAGTTTCCGGGGATTGGGATTTTACGATGGTTCCCACTTTTGGAAGATGGAGGGAGTAGTATAAGTCATTCATGCAAAATAGTGGCTTTACTTATCGAAATTTTAAGAACCCCCTCATCATATTGGATGGTAGTCATGCACCAAGCATCTTCAAAGTGTATTATGTCCATAAAGGAGTGGTTTGTAATTATGATGCCAATACTTACTTCATCTGCGATGTTATAGATGAGCAATCTTCCGTACCTGAGATATTCAACGCGTTTTAATTTGTATTGTGCAGGGCTGTATAGAATATTAGGCAGCTCGCTCTTCTGATCGTCGGGTATGCTGATTATCAGCACCACATTGTCAATAAAGGGTGCAGATTTATCAGTGGTTAGTATCTTAGCGTGATTTAGAAGATAGGAGCTGGATTTGCCATCAATCTTTACCAACCCACTTAGGCATTGATTACGGTTTTGTACGAAAGCAAACGGAACAGAAAGAACAATCAGCACCAATAGTATCATCAAGTTTCTCATGATTAAATTTCCTCCTTGCCATTATTATACCAAAATGGTCGTGAGTCTTGTCAAATAATATGAGGTGATGAAATGGCATTCCCATCCACAGTAGCGACGAACGCCGATCTCTTGACCCTGGCCAATCGGGCGCAGACCTATCTGACTTCCACGCTGCTCATTGGCGACGACCACGCTCACGTGAACGATACCACGGGCTGGCCGACAGAGGGAGTTTTTCAGTCCGACAACGAGATCATCAAGTTCACGGGGATCACCGCGACCTCGGTGACCGGGCTGACTCGGGGATATGACAACACCTCGGCCGCCGGGCACGCCTCCGGCGCTTATGTGACGATGACCGTTTGCGCCTGTCACCACAATCTCCTGCGTGATGCAATCATAGCTATTCAAACTGCAATGAGTGTGACGGCCACCCCCCAATACGCCGCCATAGGAATCGGCATCGCCGCCGGTACGTCCGGGGTCAAGCTGGTCGCCTCGTCCTACATAAACTTCGGAGCCACGGCCGGCGTGTCCGGATACGGCATGCGGGACAACTCTGGCGTGGTCGAGCTGAAGAGCAGCGGCGGATCATGGGGCAGCGTCCTGGTAAACCCCATGACGAACATAGGGGACATCCTGATAGGCGCTACGGCCGGAGCACCGACGAGATTAGCAGATGTTGCCGTGGGAAGTGTGTTATGTAGTGGGGGAGTGAATACAGCACCGGCGTGGTCGGCAACGCCAACAGTTGGCGTGTTGCACATTTCATCTGCCGCCGCATATTTTGATGTTACAGCAACAACGGGCACAAATGCGGTGTATCAGGGATTCGTGAATACATCTGGCACCTCTTATATCGGTGTGGAAAGTAGCACTGGTGCCAGTCTAGTTACAGGCAGTTCCGCGTATGCACTGATACTAACAGCAGCGACTGGCAAAGTGTTGCAGTTTGGATACAGTGGTGGAACTGGCGTTGCAATGACAATTGGGACGACAGGCAATGTCGGCATCGGGACGACGACGCCAGGCGTAAAATTAGATGTTTATGCGGCTGGCGCGGCGCAGCAAGTGGCCGCTTTCGAGAGCACACGAGCTGGCGCGAGTGACGGCACATACATTGGGATATATGATAATACAGGTGGCGTTCGACATACTAACTCGAATATTGCCAGCGTGAATGGTAACTTGGTACTCCAAACAATTTCTGGCAACGTCGGCATCGGGACGACGGGGCCGACGACTAAAATACATGTT